ATGGTGAAAAAAGAGAGTGCAAAGCAAGAAACGAAACGCTTAATTGGGGAATTATTCGGAGTTGAAAAAGTAAGTTGTGATATGGATTATCTGATGGAGGAACTAAACAAGCAAGGGCAGATCACGCAGGAACAGTACAATCAAATTACAGCTATATTACAACAAAAAAAGGAATAGCATCTGGCTAATCCTTTTTTCATTACTGCTGTTTTCTTTGCAGTACTTGTCTTAGCAAAACATTAATAAGTTCCGCTTGCTCATCTGTAATTTCTACTCCGTCAGAATGAAGTCTCCCTTTATCTAAGAAATCTTTCACATTAAAGTTAAGGCCATTAGGATTTTCTGTTCTTCCTAAAATAAAGTCTGTAGTAGTATCAAATATGTCTGCTAATTGCACAAGAACTTCCGCGTTTGGTTTTCTTTTATTTGTCTCATATCCGCTATACGTAGAATCGTTTTTACCAATACGATCTGCGACTTCTTGCATAGTCCATCCACGTCTATTCCGTAAGAATTTTAATTGAGTTCCTATGTTCATACTTTTTACCCCCGTTAAATTCTTTTTTATATTTTCTCTTGATTTTATTTTTTATAAATTTCGTAAAAATATATAAAACTTTTTTATTTTATGTGTTTTGGTTACTTATAAGATACCACTTTATTGCCCAATTACACAATGGTAAATACACGCATATTGCAAGTAAATGCCGATGGTGGTTTATAAAAAAAGTTGAAATATCTCTTTACATACTTGCAAAACGCCAGTATAATAAAAATCATTAAAGGTTGTCTGGAGGTGGACATATGAAAAGGACTTGGTTAGCGGATTTACGTGGAAAAAAACGTATGTCGCAGGCTTCTCTAGCAGATAAGGTTGGTGTGACTCCTGGACATATCGCAGATTTAGAGACTGGTAGACGCGATCCGGGCGGAAAATTAGCCTTGCAAATCGCAATTGTACTTGGGTTCCCTATGGAACATTTTTATTTACCTAATTACTTGCGAAACGCCAGTAAAAAAGAGGTTAAACAATCATTTGAGATGGGTTTTCCTTCCGAAGAAAAATTTTTAGAACAATATCCTCATAACGTAGATAAAACTGTAGGAGGCTGAGGAGCGTGTGGAAAAAGAAACCTGGCTTATTTGTCCGTAACGAGTACTACGGTACAGAAAAAAAGGAAGTGCTGTTTCAAGAAGTATATGAAAAATATTTAGGAGTCAAAGTAACCGTCACAAGAAAGAAGAAAGCAGAAGTGAAGGCAAGCTAAATGATTGAAAGGTGGTGATACACATGCAACGGTACGTGACTTATGCGACTCGATTAGTAAAGGCGAAAGACGTAAAAGCTGTATGTTGCGAAAGTAAAAATTACTTCAAGAATGGATCAGAAGAACAAGCGATAAACACCATGTTAAAGCTAACGGAAAGGGGTGAACGTGTTGGCCAACATTAAGGAGATTTTCGTAGAAGGGTTCCAGTCACATACGAACAGCCACTTCAATTTAGGGAATGGGCTAAACGTAATTACTGGACCATCTGATAGTGGTAAAACTGCTATCCTACGAGCCGTTCGATGGGTAGCATTTAACGAACCTCAAGGTGAGGCTTTCGTAAACGAATCAGTTGGACATGCTGCGGTTGCGATTCACTTGGATAACGGCATTATTATTTCAAAACACCGTAGAAAAGGGAAAACATCTTACAAAATCCAAACGGATCCAGGTGACGCAGGAAGTGTATTTGAGAAATCCGAGGTGCCTGAGGAAGTAAAACAATTACTCGGTATTACAAAGCAAACTTTTGGTGATTTTGTTACAGCTTTAAACTTCGCATTTCAGCTTGAGGCACCATTCTTAATAAGCGAAACACCATCATCGGGTGCGAAAGTGCTGGGTAAGTTAGCAGGGACAGAAGCTGTGGATCTCGCAGTGAAAAGTGTTTCAAAAGATACATACGCAGCAAGACAAGAGAGGTTACTAGCTGAAAAAGAAATTGAGAGATTAGCAGGTAATTTACTTGAGTACTTGGATGTGGATGATAAAGTACAGCAGTTAAAAACAGCTGAAATTCTGATGGAACACGTAGAAGAATTGCATAAAAAGAAAGAAGTATTAAAAGAAATAGTGCACATGTACACGAGTCGTAAACAAAAGTACATAGCAGCTTGGGAAATCAAAAAACGACTTGAGGATGTACCAGTTCTTATACAAATACTTGAACAAACAGAAAAAGACCAGCAGCGTCTCCAAGCACTACTGGACTTACAGAAAAGATACGAGTCACTGTCCACCGCCAAGAAGACATTGACTGAAACATTAAAACAATTTGATGGATTAGTAGAAGTAAGTAACTTGTTACAAGATTCTACTAAATTTGAAGAAAGATATTCTCTGCTTTCTATCTTATCACAAAACTATAAAAAGTATAGTCAAGCATTACAAGATGTTCAATTACAGCTAGGGAAGTTAACTGTAATTGAGAGCATTGATGTAGCTGTGATTGAAGAGGAAGTAAAGAAAACGGACGAGTTAAATAAACTCTTTGTACAGAATAGCGTGGTTAAACAACGCTACGAAAAAGAAAGAGTGGATGTAGAAAGATTATCTGTACCTAGTGATACGTTAGATCGACTACAAGAATATGAAACAAGTATCGCGTGTTCAAATCAACTGAATTTATTACTACAAAAATATGAGATAACACATAAGCAATATGTGAATGTTGAGAGTCGTGTGGAACGTTTACGTGTTCCGGAGGAAGCGGAAATAAAGGTAACAAAAGCTGAGAAAAGCGTATCTCGTTTAGTGGAGTTAAATGAATTATTACGGAACTACATGATCTGGAATCAAAGTGTTCGTCATAGTACAAGCACATTGGAATTATATGAAACGCACATTGAAAATTATACAAAGGAATTGGAAGAGACATGGAATGAGGCTGGTGGAGTTTGTCCGCTATGCGAATCGCCAATGTCTTTTGAGCATTCTCATTGAGGAGTGATTCGTAGTGATTGATGTGGATAAGGTGAGCGAATTTAGCATAACGGCTGGAAGGTTAAATGAAGCTTTGAAAGAATTACGTACAGCTTTATACGAGCTTGAATCAGGAAAAGCATTAATCGATATGAGTATACTTCGTGGAAGTACAAAGCACGATATCTATAGTTTGAAAACTGTAGACCGTAAATCACTAGAAATCAAAATTAAACAGGTTATTATTAGCCATTTAAAAGATAGTGAACAATTCGTGGAATCAGAACTACAGACTTTATTATCTAAACAGTTTGAAAGGGGAAATGAGTAATGGAATTAAAACAACGTATTGAAAGTGCAAAGGCAAATTTAAAGAAAGCTGAAACAGCAAAAATTCAAGCAGAAGCTGAAAAATCATCAGCAGAAAAGCAGTTAACGGAAATCGCTGAACAAATGGCGCAGTACGGGGTAACACCTGAAACAATCCAGGAAGAAATCAACAAGCTTGATACATCGGTAAAAGAAAACCTGGAGCGCGTAGAACGACTCATCCCTCAGGTATAAGGAGGCGGTTCTTATGTACGAGCTTCTAAAAGCAAGAGCGGATATCCGTCAGGCAAGCGATAAATTAAAGATGAAAATCGGTCAACGTGACTTGTTAGTTATGCAACAAAAAAGCGCGGAAAAAAGAAAATCAAAGGCTGAAGTGCAACTCGGTGAATTTGACTTAGTACAAATTCTACTACAGAAGACAAGTGATTATGCAAGGCAACAAGCAAAGCGTCGTATTGAAGAAATCGTTACGTCAGCTCTTACAGTTGTATTTGATAAAGAATACAGATTCGAAATTGAAATAACCGTAAAAAGTAATCAACCGGTAGCGGAGTACTGGTTACAGTCTGAAGATGTACGAACACAATTGAAGCCGCCTGATTATGATCGCGGCGGTGGTGTAGCGGACGTAGTTAGTGTAGCGCTCAGATTGGCCGTAGGAGAAATTAGTGGTGTAAGAGGACCATTATTCTTAGATGAAGTAGGGAAGCATGTGAGTCAAGAGTACGCACCGAATGTGGCGTATTTCTTGAAAGAATACAGTACGAAATTTAAACGTCAAATCATTTTAATTACGCACAGTACTCATTTAGCTGAGATAGGTGACGTAGCACTTGGTGTGACTCAAAAACAAGGAAAAAGCATAGTAACTGCTTTATAGAAAGGGAGATTTTGATATGTGTATTAAATGTTATCTAAAAGAATTAGCTGCAGCAACTGTAGGAGTAGAAGTGAAAGAAGAAGTTATTGGTAAAGCAACTGAAGAACAAGTGAAGGAATTACGCAGTATTCGTAATGAAACGGAAGCAATTAAAGAAGTGGTGGCTAAAGAACTAAAGGCTGAACTTGAACCGATTAAAGAAAAATATAAAAAGAAATTAGAAAGTGTAACAAAAGGATTAGAGGAAAGACACGATGCGGTATGGACTGCTATCCACTCTGAATTAGGTGTAAATGGTGAGGATGGCTTGACGTTAAATGTTGGTACGGGAGAGATTACGAAACAAGTTATCAAGAAAAAAGAATCAGGCAACCTTCACTGATGCACCGCATTGTTGAAGGTGGAATTACTTTTGATACAACGTTACGAAGAACACGAAATAGCAGAGGTGAGAATATGAAGTTTCTATATTTTGGGGACCCACATATACGAGGCACAAACCCTCGTAACCGTAAGGATAACTACAAAGAGGCTTTAATTGCGAAATTACGTGAGATTTTCGCATTAGCTAAATACAAAGGTGTGACAGCAATTATTCAACCTGGAGATACGTTTGATAGACCTGAGGTTACGACAAGCGTGTTACTAGAGTTCGCAAAGGTATTGAAAGAAAGTCCGGTTCCAATCTATACGACAGCTGGTAATCACGACATTTATGGATATAACCTCGCAACGTATGAACGGACAAGCCTTAGAGTATTAGAGTTAATTGTTCCGCAGCTTACAGTCATTAATGATCCTGGACAAGCCTATATGTTCCAACAAGATGGTAATCATGTGCAGCTGACGTTTACACCATACAGTGATCAAATTGATAAAGCTGGGTATGGTTATTCGCCAGAAGTTATTGAAGATTATGATTCAACAAAAATACATGTAGCGCATGGTATGTTACTTGATCATGATCCGCCTTTTGACAGGTATACAAAAGTACAGGATGTAAAAACAGATGCGGATTTAGTTTTGTGTGGACATGACCATACAGGTTTCGGCATTTATAACCGTTCGGATGGAAAAGTGTTTGCAAATATCGGTAGTATTACACGTTTATCGGCTTCAGAAGCTGAGATTACTAGACCAATACAAGTACTTCTTATCGATGTAAAATCAGCAGGGGTTTTTGATTTAGAACGGATTCCACTCCAAAGTGCAAAAACCGGTGAAGAAGTACTTGACCGTAGCCGGATTGAAGCGGAGAAGAAACGTGCATACGCAATGGAGGAGTTCGCTTCATTGATTCAAACAGAAACAGGAGACGATGTATTGGTTGATATTAATACCATTGTCGAGAGTATTGCCAAGACAGATTGTATTAATCCTGAAGTGGTAGAAATAGCGTTAACGAAAATCGCGGAAGCAAAGGAGGGGTTGCGAGCATGATTGTAAACAAACCGCAGTTTGATGAGAACGAATTAAGTGAAGGCACAGCTGTGCAAGTTACTGCGAGTCAAAAATATGGATATAACAGAAGTAATAAAAATTACTGGAACGCTATAGTGGTAGAGTTTTCACCGCTAATGATAAGCGTAGCTGGTTATAACAAAGAGGAGCATGACCGTACAGAAACGATGAATATCACAATTGAACAAGTAGTGAAAAAGTCGGTAACGATTGAGAAGTTAGTTGTAGAGATACCAAAAACTCGATGTGGGGTGGGACTAGAAAATGATTGAACTAAATAACCAAATTCGTAGTTTGCAAGAAATTCATGGGACAGAAAAGTTACTTGCAGCGGCAAAAGAAATCTTAGGTAAGAAAGTTCCAAGTGACTATGTACGTGTATTAGATCCACTTGAATTACAAGCATCCTTACAACAAATTGATGCTGCAGTACAGGATGTACTTGAAAAAGGTAAGGCACGTGAAGAAGCTTACGGTAAGAAAGCAGACCTAATTAAACAAAAAGTGAAGCTTAAAACAGCTGTAGAGCTAAAGGAAGCCGAAGCATTTATGCAAATTCAAGGTGAAGGACGTAATCAATTTGCTTACGTAAACGATCAAAAAGTAGCTCTTACGAATGATACATTACGTGATGCATATCGTCAGCACTATAGCAAAGAGGAACGTCAACAGCTCACTAATGTAGAGCAAGAATTATCATCGATTGGTATTAAAATTTATCAAACAAAAGATGCTTGGGAAACAGCGAAAGAATCAGCGGATCTTGTAAAAGCAAAAGCATACGTACAAGCAAATCTACTGAAGTTTTTGTCGTAGGAGGTTGTTATGGATCCAAAACAAACAGCACTGAGAAATAAACAACGTGAACGTCAGCAACGTGGTGATGATTTTCAGACAGAAATCAGAAGAAGCTGGCGACATGTTCCTAAGGTATGGCGTATGAGGATAGCAGATGGTGCAGGTGCAACTCGTCCAGGTGACGAGATTGTACTAACACCTGAAGTAAATATACTAGCTGAAATGAAACGCACAGAGAGTCGTAGATTTTCACTAGATTACATGCGACCGAATCAGATTCTCGGCTTACGAGATTTTGATCAAGTCATTGCTAGAAATTTAGGTTTAGTATTTATCAGTTTTCTAAACGAAAGTAAAGGACTTGATGAAGCGTATGCATTCAGACTCCTTACAGCTCTTATTCATATGAAAAAAAGAAATGTGAACCATATAAAACTTGAAGAGTTTCAAAATCAGACGGTTCCTTGCGTACCACTTCCAAGACTTACATACCACGAACCTTCTTATGATCTATCGGGGGTGCTCACTTGCTACAAATCTTTGTAAAACACAACATCCGAATAAGAGGCACTAGTACACCTCTTAAAGCCTCGATTACTAAGGCATTAACATTTGATAATCCAGCATATGTGAAAACGAAAAAGCAACGTAGGCAAACTTGGGGAATACCAGCAAAGCTTGAATTGTTTGTCTATGACAGAGGTGACATTGTTACGCCTCGAGGGTTTCTTTCACAGCTGGAAAGCGTATTAGAAAACTTAGGTTACGACCCAAGTAAAATTATTACCTCACAGATTTCATATGGCCGAGATGTTAGTTTCGGAGAGTGGAATGACGGGTTTGTTTTAAAAGAAGACCAGACACCGATGGTTGAAGCACTTATGCAAGAAAACGGAATAGGTGTAGCACCGGCTGGTTCAGGCAAAACAGTAATGGGGATGCGCTATATCTACGAAAAAGGAAAAGCCGCCTTATGGCTTACTCATACAAAAGATTTAATGTATCAATCTGCAAAGCGAGCAAAGGCTACTATGCCTGGTATCGGTCGTATCGGCTTTTTCGGTGACAGTGTACACGATTGGGGAGACGGTAAACTAATCGTTGCTACAGTGCAAACTTTGCAGCGAAATCCACATTTAATCGATGCACTAAACGATTTTATCGGGACGGTAGTAGTGGATGAAGCCCATCATTTTCCGGCAATACAATTCATTGAAACGGCTGGGAAGTTAACTGCTGAAAATATGATTGGTCTCACCGCAACACCTTCTCGAAAAGATGGGTTGGAAATTTACATGTACAACGGTGTAGGTCCAAAAGTGTATGAGGTTAGCAGAGACGGAATGTATGAAGCTGGGAGACTAATAAAACCGACAGTGAAATTCGTATATACCGAATTCAATTACGAGACGGCAAGTAATCGTAACGAGATTGATAGTGTAGATGCGGGTGGTGAGGATCTCGATTATACAGACTTAATTCGCCATCTCATTTCAGATGAGAAACGTGCGAAGCTAGTCGCTGAAAGTATCGTAGAACATTATCCATTAGGACCTGCGATAGTTATTACGGAATCTGTCCGGTACTGTTTTGTCTTACAACAGCTCGTACAAAAATTATTGGAAGAACGTTACGGAGACACGTATTACGGGAAACAGATTAATACTGCTGTAGTACACGGAGGTATTAGTCACTACACCTGGAGAAAAGCAAAAAATGAAAAACATGCACAGCAGCTTATCGATAGTGGTCATGCGGTAGATAAAAAGCAAGGTAAGTACGGTTGGCAGGTAAAGGTTGCTCAGTATTCAGAAAAAGAAATTCGCGAATGGCAAGTGACAAAGCAGCAACGTAAAGACATTTTAGAAGCTTGCGACCGAAAAGAAGTAGATATTTTATTTGCTACTCAGTTAGCGCGTGAGGGACTGGACATGCAGCATTTAGCAGTTGGTCACATGGTAATGCCTAAACGCGGTGATTCACGGGAGAGTAATAGCGGTTCATCGGTAGAGCAGGAAATTGGACGTATTATGCGTCCAGATCGAAACAACCCGGATAAAGAAGCATACTGGTTCGATTACGTTGACTACAATGTTGGAGTATTTAAGGACCAATATCACAGCCGTAGGAAAGTATACAGCAGAATCGGGTTAACGGTACCAAGAAAGCCGAAAACAGAACGCGATACAGTGGCTAACTTCTTAAATGACATGCCTTGGTGAAAGGGGGGATAACGATGGGAAAGTACGAATATGTGGGTGCACTTTATGAAATCACAGAACTAATTGCTTCAGCGAAAGAGGTGAAGTAAGTGGATCCAGTAGATAAAGAACAGGCAGAGAAAGCATTTCAAGCAATCGTAGATACTGTTAGTAAAGTTTGGAATGCTTTGAAAGCTGTAGTGCAAGGTATCGGCACTGAATTAATAACGAAATCAAGGGAAATGCAGCCGTTTTTAGAAGAAGTTCAACGCCTTGAAGCAAAACGAACCAAGCGCAGAAGAAAAGTAACTTATCGGAAAAAGAAAAGCCAAGCAAAACGAAAAGCGTGGAAAAAACATGGCCTACAAGGGCGCAGGAGGAAAAAATAATGACACAAGAGACAAATCAAAATGAAGTAGTGGTACAAAATAACGCGGTAGCGAAAAGAAACGATGGAAGCAATTATATTACAGCTATTTTAGAAGAAACAAAGCAGGGGTTTGTTGAAGCAAATAACGGTCTCGATATGGATTTCGTCCGTATGGGCGAGTGGTTAACAGTTACTAAGAAAGGTAATTTTGTTGAGAAAGACGATGAGAACGTATCGTATGGTGACAATATTGATGTAGTAATCGGATACGGTGAGCAACGTTGGTCTGTATGGGGATTAGAAGAATCACCGGAGGCTGGACAATTAATTGTAGCTGAGAGAACAAAAGAAGAAGCGGAGATAGTGTTAAATCAGTGGCTAGCTGAGAACCCGCAAGCACAAGAAAGATACGAGTTAGACGCTATTCAGCTTCGTTATATGGCATCAGTCGTACCAGTATCAACGTTAAGTCCAAACGACTTCCCTCGTATCTACTTAATGAGCTTTAGCCCAACAGACACAATTATTTTCGGTCGTTTTGCAATGAATGTGTATACAGGGAAATATAAAGCTTTAGAAATCCCGTCAAAACTTGGGGTAAACAGAATTGTTACACGTCTTGTAACAGCTGAAAGAAAGAGCCGTACAAATGCTAGTAACCAATGGATCGGTATTGACTTCCAACCTGTAGGAGTATTCAAGCCGGAAGATTACGGAATAAACGTAGAAGAAACAGAACAAGCAGAAAAAGCTTCAGAATAAATAAGGAGGGCGTCTACAAAATGGCAAAAAAGAAAGATAAAACAAGTGAGTATCAATATGTAGACGCATGGTACAGCAATCAGAACGGTAGAAGCATTCCATGGAAACGAATCCCTTCTTCTGAAGTGAAGCAATTCCAAACGGGAGAGGCATTCAATTTTAATTGCTTTGCTACAGTTCAACGATTTGCGAACGACACAAAAGTAAAGGGGGAGGCATTTATTGCTCCCCTATATTTTGACCTTGACCATGCGGAAGACCCATCAGTCAGCCAAAAAGATGCAATCAAGCTGGTGGAATTTTTTACGAAAGAAATGGACATTCGTGAATCGGATATGTGGGTTTACTTTTCTGGATCAAAAGGATTCCACATCTTAATAAGCTCCGATGCACTCGGTATTGAACCGAGAAACGACCTTCATAAAATCTTCAAACATATGGCTGGGTACTTAGTACATAGACTAGGACTCACGTCACTAGACCTTGTGGTGTATACAGAAAAGCGGATGATTCGTTTACCGAACAGTATGCATCAAAAAACGAATCTATTTAAAACAGAAATTAGTGTAAATGAATTAAACAAATTTACGTTGGAAGAAATTAAAGATTTAGCGAAATCACCAAGACACGCTGACGATTTACCTTATACGGCAGAAGAACGTAAAAAGGTAATGAAATACAGACCTCGTACGGGGTATTTACTAATAAATAAGACAGAAGAATATGAACAAGCTGCAGCAACGAGTGCTCGTAAGTATACGAAAGAAGAATTCCAGTTTAAGAAAGATAAACCACCGGCATGTGTAGTTGATATTTTAAATGGTGGTTGGAAAAAAGATGGTGACCGAAACCAAGCAACAGTACAGCTTGCGTGTTACTTCAAAGACGCGGGCTACACAAGAGAAGAAACAATAAAAGAACTGGAAGAGTGGGTATTGAAATTCACATCTGAAAGTAATGAATACGGAAAACAGCAACGTGTAGCGAATACGCGAAGTGTGATTGATGCGGTATACAGCGATGACAATACATACAAATTTGGTTGTGCATTTATCCGCTCATTACATGGTGAAAAGAAGCCAGGTAGTAAAGAGTATGAACGTGTAGCATGTGCCGGTGATATGTGCCACTGCATTAAGAAAAATGCTGAGGAAGAGGAAAAAGCGAAGCTTCTTCATTTAGCAGAGACAGGCAATGCCGACCTTACCGGAAAGCTTGTAAAAACACGCGTCATGGTTGCAGGTAAAAAACATACACCTTACATCATTCCAAAAAACATTGAGTATCATTGCTGGGGTAGAGAAAGTTGTAAAAAGGTACATTGTCCTCTTTATGACATCCATACGCACACAGGATACAAAGACCTGGGCGTCAGTGATCGGGAAGTCATTCAAATGACCGGAGTAGGTGACGATAACATAAAAGGTATCCTACGAGAAATATCAGGTATTCCAAATTGTCCGAAATATAGTACGGATATTTTAGAAAACATGAATGTGGAAGAGTTACTTGTAATCCCGATGGCTGAAGAAGATGACGAAAAACAAGAGCAGCATAAAGGAAATTATGTACTACGAAAAGTGTACGCCGTGAATGGGTTAAACGTAAGTGAGAATAAGTACTATGAGCTAACTGGTTATGTATACCCGCATCCAAAGAATCAAGAGTCAACACTACTTGTTAAGAGTGCGGAACCGCTTCAGGATGTGGTTGAAAGCTTTGCATTAAATGGGCAAGTGAAAGAAGATTTAGCAACGTTTCAACCAGCGGATTATACTGCAGAATCGATTGAGCAGAAATTAGGTGCGATTTGTAACGATTTAACGTACAACGTAACACACATCGTAGAACGTGATGAGACATTACTTGCAGCTTTGTTAACACTTCATAGTGTCCTTCGTTTCAAAGTGCCTTGGGATTTAAATCCGCTACGTGGTTGGGTGGAATTAAAAATAGTGGGTGATACAGGTACGGGTAAATCAGCACTCATTGAAAAAGTGATGAAATATGCAGGGCTCGGGACTCGAGTTAACGCGGAAAGTACATCTCGTACAGGTTTAACGTACAAGATGGAACAGTCAGGTGCTCAGGGTGCATGGTACATCGTTTGGGGCGCATGGCCGTTAGCTGATAAAGAAATGATTTGGATCGATGAAGATACAGGTATTACAAAAGACGATTACGGTGAAATGACGCTTGCTCGTTCTGACGGAAAGCTAGAAGTAAAACGAGCTGTAACAGCTGAAACACCTTGTCGTGTACGTGCCATCATGTCAGGAAACGTACCGAAAGGGAAACGGCTTGCCGATTATTCGCAAGGTGCGGAAAGCTTAAAAGATATTTTCAACAACGAGGATATACGTCGTTTTGACTTTGCAGTCTTTATGAGAGCTAGCGATGTGGATCCTGAACTTTACAATCAAACACTTGCTACATACCCATCAATCATTCAGAAAGATACATTGAAAAATAATATCTTATACGCTTGGTCACGAAAGCCGGAGGACGTGTTGTTTACGGACGGTACAATCGATAAAGTACTGGAGGTTGCGACAGACCTTGCAAAAGTATATGGAAATGCAAATGATATACCGCTTGTTTCTCCTTCAGATCAACGGAATAAAGTAGCTCGATTAGCAGTTGCACTTGCAGCTCTTACACATTCAGTTGATGAATCAGGTGAAAGAATTCAAGTTTGGCCAGGACATGTTGAATTTATTGGGGAGTATTTAAAAGCTTTATACAATGCTCCAGGTTGTGGTCTAAATTACTATGCTCGTTTGGCGATAAAAGAGGAAGAAATGACAGAAGAAAGATACCAGAAGTTTACGGCAGATCTTAAGAAAATCGATACGTTAACAGGCGAAATGAAATTCTATGAGTTTATTAAATTATTTGCCCAGCAGAAGTACTTACGCCTTGGTGATGTGGAGGCAATGCTGTCAATCGATAAAGAAGAAGCGAAAGCAATTGTAAATCAATTAGCGAAAATGAGGATGATCCTTTTAACAAGCGGTGGTTATCGAAAAACGCCACGCTTTAATGCATACATTTCCTATTGTATGAAAAAAGGACTCTTTGATCATATACAAGATGAGTACTACTAATTATATGGACAAGCTATTTAAATATGACTGGAAGTGAAAATATGAAACTCGGAAGTTTATTCGGGAAACCGAGAACGCTAGCAAGTAGTAAAAAACAGGTACCGGTAAAGGAATCGAAGTTAGCGGTGGAAATGGAAAAAAAGAAGAAGCCGGGACAATTCGATATTGTTTGGCCGAAAGTAGAACCGCAACAAGTGAAAGACTATAAAGCTATTCTTACAGTCTCAGATTTAAAGAAATACCTCGAGCGTTGTATACAAACAGGTAAAGCAGGATTTGATTGGGAGACTGCGGCAAGTGAAGAAATTAGAGCACATTATAAAAAGGCTTTTGAAGGTATAGAAGAAGCATGTGCTACAGGTATTATCGACGATAAAGAAGCAGAGAGCCGACGTGAGAGCTTAGAAAAAGTATACTTAAAAACACCATTGGATCCGTGGAAAGGTGAAATTTGTACAGTGTCCTTATCAGCAGCACCACACGAGTCACGAGTTGTTCCCATCTCACATAAAGTTGGCCAAGTATTTGAACCAAGTATGGATAGGGGTGAGGCTAGAAAACTTGTACTAGATTTACTCGGTGAATATTTGTTTAAAAATAAAAATGTATTAAAGATTGCGGTCAACTTATCCTTTGAAACGAAATATGCAGCGAAGTACGGTAAGTACATTTTAGGAAAAGTAGCAGATCCACTGATTATGTGGGTGCGATGCTTGCAAATCGTAGCGCCTCATAAAATTAATAATCCAAAAAAGCCTACAAGTGGATGGGGATTAAAACCAGCCACAAAGCACACTTTTGGAGTAACAATGAACGACTTTTCAGCTCTTTTGAAAAAGTACAAGGTCAATTTCTTTGATGAGATTGATGCAAGTAAGGGAGAAGGTCTACTGTATTCAGCTGAAGATTCTGATTATGCGCTGCAGCATTACGAATATTGGTCTCAAATCGCGTCTCAAATTCCGCGTTATGAGGAATGGCTCCATAAAATTGAAATGCCATTTACACGTGTTATCGGTTTAATGGAATATTGGGGAATGAATTGGGACCCGAACCTTGCAACGCAAAAGAAACAAGAAGCGGAAATTATGCAGGAACAAGCAGCTGAATGTATTAAACAAATCGCGAAAGAAACGTTCAATGTTGATATAAATACTGGCAAATCAGGTAAAACGAACGAAGTGAAAAGTTTAATGTTTGACTACTTAAAAATACCGGTGGCCAAATACGGAAAAACAGGTGCAAGTCTTGATCAAGAGGCACTTATCGATATGGCATTTATGCTCGAAAATAAGTTGAATGACATCGATGAGGAAAAGTACCTCAGCATATCATTACCTGAAAATTGGGAAAAAATTGATCCGGAAAAGAATCCTACCTTAGATAAATTAGAACGCGGGGCAATTCGTATTGCGAAACGTGAGCGGCATCCTTATAAAGAACAAGCATTGGAAGTTATCGATCAGCTGAAGAAAATACAAAAATACACGACACTTCTTTCCTCGCACATTGTAGGACGAGAGAAGTACTTAAACTTTATAAGCGGCAGAATTCATGCAGGGTACAGTCCATTTACGGAAACGGGACGTTTAAATAGCTTTAATCCGAATGGTCAGAATGTACCTAGAACTGATAATGATGAATTTGGAATCCGAAATTTCTTTGTACCAAGACCAGGGAAGATATTATTCTTCATTGATTTTTCAGGTTTCGAGCTACGTTTAATGGCATGGAAATCAGGTGATGAAGTTATGACGGAATTGTTTAATACCGGTGGTGATATGCATCGTAGGACAGCATCTGTAATGACTGGAAAGCCTGAGGATGAAATTGTAAAGAAAGAGCGTACAGATGCAAAGGCCGGAAACTTCGGTATCTCTTATGGGGGTACAGAGCATGCTTTACAGTTCACTTTTAAAACGAAGTACTTGATTCGTAAAACATTAGATGAATGCGCACAGATTGTAAATGCCGTTAAAACAGCGTACAAACGGATACCAGAATATCAACGCAAGATTGTTTTAGAGGCACGTGAGCAAGGTTATGTACAAACGATTTATGGATATATGAGATTACTACCCGGCATTAACAGCGCGAATAGAAGAGATCGTGGCTCTGCCGAAAGACAAGCAGCTAATACACCAGTACAAGGTAGTGCCGCTGACATTATGAAGAAAGTACAAAATGAAATTTATGAATCTATCGGTAAACAAGAAGGCGTACTTGCTCATGGTAGTGCCGATATGATCGCACAAATTCACGATGAAATTATTTTTGAGATAGATGATGATCCGGAAATTGTAACAGCAGTAGAAAAACAAATTAAACAAGTTATGGAGCAACCTCCAGTACCAGGATTTCCAGTTCCGATTGAAGCAGAAGGAAGTGTAGGTTATCGATGGGGTGAGAAAATGAGTGTTGAATCCTGGCTAAAACAAAGGGAGGAATAGCATGTGGGAAGAGGAGAGGGACCACGTAAATCATTATTTGCAAAGCGTCATGCAACGGCATTACCACGTGTAAAGCCAGCGAGAATTGTGGGAAGCATTGCTGGAGAACCGTACAACATGGTTTGGGTAGTAAGTTCATTAAGAAAAGATAAAAAGACAGGAGTGTTAGATCCAGTACCGCAGGATCCATACGCAGAGTCATTATACAAAAGTTGTTTTAAAAGATGGAGGGAAGAAGATGGACGAGAACTTGAATCGTCAACACCGCCGAGCGAGCGAACGTGAACGAAAGAAGACAAGGGAACGTCAAAGCTTTCATCGAGGTGAGATGCAACAAGTATCCCTTTTATCGTACGAAGATGGTCGTACATTAGCATTACGGGCAGTAAAAGAAGTACTAGGTTTAGGTTCGGTACGTTTAGAGCGTGTACAGAAACGGTTGGAAGAACTAGAAAATGAGAATTTTAATGCACTGTTTTTAGAACATTTAAGAAAATAAAAGCTGTAGGAAGGAAGTGTGGTTGTGGGTGGTAGACAGCAAGGAAAGGGGTACGAAAATCGGAAAAGTAATCGGAAGATGGAAAGATTAAAACGCGAAATGGTTAAGCAAAAAAGAAAAGTTACGAAAGGTGAACCACGAAAAGCGGTAGTGTACTTGAACAATTCGGAGCAACAGTTAAAAGATGTAATGCAAGAAAATCGTGACTTGCAGTTAGAAGTTGATTTGTGCAAGTCTCAGGTAAAAGTGAAAGATAATTATGAAAAACGTGTAATGAACGAAAATAAGGAATTACGTGAGAAGAATAAAATTCTACAAAAGAAATTCCTTGCGTTAGTAGTTTCTTATATGATCGCAGCGGCAATTGTCAGTATTGTCCTAATGGGGTAAGAAAGGAGCGATTGAGATGTCTGTACTAAAAGACAACAAGTTCTGGAAAGAAGTGTACTACTACATGGAAGAGCACGATTGCTACAAGGATGAGGCTGTAGAGGTAGTGGAGGCAGAATTCGATAGTAAGAACGCGAAAAGAGTAGAAATTATTGAAGTGGTAAAAGAAAAGCTGATGTGTGCAGGGATACCTGAACAGGACTCTTTAAAATTCGCAGAAACTGCATCTTTTGTTAATTACATAACAGGTGCCAATGTAGAAAGAATGGTAAGAATTTTTATAGATTTGTTTAAAAAAGGGGAGCGTGCAAAACAGTGAATATCATACATTTATTCCAGCTTCAAAAAGACCTTGATAACAAGATTGTGGAAAAGCATGGCTTACAGAGTGTGCCGCTGTTTCAAGAAAAGAAGCTAGCATTTCGTGATGAGTTAAGTGAGTTACCTCATGTATGGCGTGGCCATAAGTTCTGGAGTAAGAATAACAAAACAGTTACAAAAGCTGTACGTCATGAAGGTCAAATGATGGAAGAAGACAAGGAGTACTACAATCCATTGTTAGATGAGTTTGTAGACGCACTTCACTTTGCCTTATCGATAGGGTTAGAAAGTGAATGGAATAAATATATCGATACCTTTGTGGTACGTAATAGCAAAGGAAATACAAAAATAGAAATTATCGATGTGTTTAACGATTTATATGAAAATAAATTATGGACTGCAGCACACTACATGACATTGATAAATGATTTAGCGTACTTAGGTGCAGCGTTTGGATTTTCGGCTACTGAGATTTACGACGCTTATATCGAAAAAAATATAATTAATCATGATCGTCAGGCATCCGGTTACTAAAAAGGAGGCGAAATGGTGACCAGATATACGTTGTGGAAGAAAGAAGAAATAGTGTATTTGGAACAGTATTGGGGAATTTATAGCATCAGGCATATGGCAAAGAAGTTTGGACGTTCGGTTGCTGCTGTTAAATTAAAAGCGCAACGTATAGGTTTAGGAGACGCTCGATTACATTTTGATGGTATCACGATTTTACAACTTTCTGAGGTTATAGGTGTCGATTATAACTGTATAAAAGGCTGGAGCAAGCGCTTTAGCTTTCCCATAAAGCTCAAATTATTTTCATCGGAGCAGAAAGTAAAAGTTGTATATTACCGTGATTTATGGCGGTGGTTAAAAACACATAAACATGTAGTGGATTTCTCTAGAATTAAGCCAGGTATTTTTGGTCCTGAGCCTGATTGGATGAAAGAGAAACGTAATGCGGATTTGGTAGCAAAAAAGAAACGTGGAAAACCATGGAGCGAAGACGATGATTTGTTGCTTAAAAGCTTAGTAAATGCATACCGCTATACTTATCCGGAAATCGCAGCACGCTTACAACGTACCGAGGGTTCTGTGAAACGTAGATTAATGGAATTGAAAGTTAAAGCTAGACCTGTGCGTATAGATAATCATACAAAATATACAAAGCAAGAAGTAAAACAAATTGTAGATTTGTATAATCGAGGTTACAGTATCGATGCAATTGCGGAAAAGTTAGGGAAAAGTGCATTGGGCGTTCGAGGGAAGATGGAAAGAATGGGGTATAGGTTTAAGGGGGGTGTTCCTGTAACTTCCTAAAGATGTTGTAATTTGGTGCAGTTTTTATATATAAGTGAGTTTCAAAGTATGGCGTTTTTGTGATGCGGAGAAAGCTAGCACAATAATAAATGAACTAGCTTCACCTCAAACATACATTCAAGATATAGAAAGAATTGTTATTAAAATAAAGAATTACGTGATGATTTTAAAAGGGAAATGTTTCTCGAACCCCACGGATTTTATCAGGTAGTGGAATGACAGAATTTAATTTGTTATTTAGCTTTACTTGAAAAGAAAAGTTTTTTCTAGAGGTAACTATTTCCAATGTGTTTTCACCAATATTCAAATCACTGGTATCGCTGGCATGAAAGAATAAATGTCCCCTTAAGGAAGTGTATGGAGGAATATCAATAATAGGTTGTAACCATTTATCGCTTATTTGAAATTCAAGCTTTCTCTCATCACCATCGTAAAATTCTATATTATTATGTTTTTGTTTTGCAGATTTTGTAGTAACAGGATATTCGGTGCCAGGTTTACTGTAGGAATTGAATTTAAATCTATTATTTAAGTTAAATTCGATTATAGAGATTGGTAAAGCGCTTTTGTTAGTAATAATAACATCCATAATGACTCTAAAATCACTCTGCCAATATACATCAGGTGTTTTAAGGTCAATTCTGTCGGGCTTTATGATGTGGGCTGAAACACCATATGGTTGAATACATACGATTTTGGCGCGGTTTCTCCAGAAATTTGCAAATGTAATAAAAAAAGTTGCTAAAGAAATTAGAAATGCTGCGATTGGAATTATGTTAGATTTTAAAAATTCAATCATAAATACCTCCTTTTATTATCATTATACGATATGTATATTGATGAGGCAATTAACCTACTAAAAATCCTTATTTGGGAGAATGAGAAAGTGGTAGTAGTTGATACGGAAGCACTATCAGGATTGTCTAGAAAGGAGTATCCAATACAATGAAACCTGTAAAAGCGAAATGTGAAGCATGTGAGCATGTGCTTCGTGTCCAGATGCTTACAGCACGATTACCGAACCGTGTGGACAAGCATTACTTTATCTGTCCGAACTGTAAAACGGAATTTGTAAGTTATTATTCGAACCGTGAAATGAGACAGCTACAGAAAGAAATTTCGAAATTATACAACGGTTTTCGCAAATGTTACACAAAAGAACAGGCAAAAGTGATACAAGCGAAAATCGATAAAAAGGATATGGAGTTTAAGTGGTTACGAGATAAAGTGCGAACGGAGATTGATAATAATTTACCAAACTAAAGGGGGATAAAGTTATATGAATATACCTAAACAGTTAATGATTGGTAGCGTTCCGTACGACGTAGAAGTCGTAAAAGGATGGATTGACGAAAAGGAAGATGGAGAAGTAAGAATTGCTGAAGTAACGTATCACGAACAACATATCAAGATTTCTGACAACGTATCAAAGCACGAAGGGCAAATGAAAAATGTACTTCATGAGGCGATTCACGCGATGCTTTATGAATATGGATTTGATCGTTTAAATAAAGAAGCCAACGTAAATGCATTAACTACAGTCTTTTTCGACTTTATTAAAAACAATATTCGAGGTGGGGTTTCCAGCTTAGTAGGTGCTAGTGAGCAAGTCGCGATTCAACCTGTACTCAAAACAAATGTAGAATTTTACGATTCTGACGCACAACCTTCCGTGCTAAAAGTAGAAAAAGAAGATGAACTCTCATTTATTAACACTGCAGCGGAATTTTTAGAAATAGTTGAGAAGCATAAACCGAAAGTGGATGTTTCAACATTAGGTGTTGCCTTAGCAAAAGCGGAAGTTCAAAAGGCTGTAAATGTTGGTCAGACTCGTAAACTGCCAATCGTGGAAGTAAATCGCAGCTCGTTTCCTATGGAAGAGATAGCAAAGATTACGAAAAAAGAAGAATCAGATCCGATTCACTGGAAAACAGGTATTAAGTATGACGATGAGGGTGCACAGAAATACCGTACACGTTATGAGTGCTGCATGTGTGGGAATCGAGGCAATCAATATGAATATGAAGGGAATAAATTTACGAAATGCCATAAATGTAATATGAAACTCAAGATAGTACCAGCTACGAAAAAAGGATTTCCTGAACGTGATGCATTCGGTAATTTTTACGTAGCTAATGACGAATACAGTGTCATTCTGGAAGGGGAATAAAGATGAAGGATTTATCTACAAAGGACTTAAGTGAAGAACTGGAAACACGTGAAGGAGTTACGTCAGTACAAGTAAGTCCTCATGAAAAAATTGAAGTAGCTGGTATTACGGTTGAGGGTCCGTCTGTCATTCTCATTAATAAAGATTAGGGTGGTTGGATGGAACTAATATACGAGTATCCGATTTGGACAACGTGGTTTATCTGTGTAATATTCTTTGGTCTAGCAAGTGTTATAGAAGCAGCTAAAAAGTAGTTTTAAAAAGGAGCTGAAGAGAAATGAAATCAACAGGCATTATTCGTAATATCGACCACTTAGGACGTATCGTGGTTCCGATGGAATTACGTCGCACATTAGGTATACAGACAAAGGATCCGATTGAAATTTTCGTAGATGGTGAATCTATTATTCTACAAAAATATAACCCGGACGGTTCTTGCCAAATTACAGGTGAAGTTTCTGAAGAAAACATCGAATTAGCGGGCGGGAAACTTGTACTGAGTCCAGAAGGGATTGACCAAGTTTTAGCAGAAATCGAAGAGCATTTTAAGGGGCGATAAGATGAGTAATCCTGGAGGACAATATTCAAACATTGAGCTGGAAATGATTTTGGATAACTTCGTAAAGGCATTACCGATACAACTTCGAATGCAACGAGAAATTTCTAAATTATTCAAAGCTCGTTTTGATGCACTTGTTTCGGAAGGGTTTACGGAGCAACAAGCATTGGAAATTGTAAAGGCACGTGGTATTGAGTGAAAGATTCCGACGCAATCTTACGAGCGATGCACCTGGTAGGAGGAGAAATCCCAGCTACGCAGTTTGATACGTGGTTGGGACAACTCTCTCAGTTAGGACTACTGGAGCCAGTCACAAAAGGTGATGAGCAAGTTTATTATTACCGGCTTACGGATAACGCAAGACAGTTTTTAGCGAAGAAGGGTGTGGAGTAAATAATTTGTATATTAAGCATAAAGGTAACAAATCATATGTAGGAGTGCATTGAGTCAAGTTTTAAATAAATACGCATTTTAAGGAGGTACATAGTATGGGTGCAACAGGATCAGGAGATGAATTAGTAGTTGGGGAAGAAAACGTAGCTCAGCATGGAACGAGACTTGTTGGTAATGTTGATAGGTTTGGATATTATGGTCATGATTTTGTTCTAGAAGTCGAAGTTCCTACAAAGATGTTTGGGCCAAGACAGCCATTGCCTAATGGCATCCGAACTTGGGGTGGTAAAAACGGAGTTATTAGTTCGGGTATTGATGTCGGGGTTTTTGGATCTGGTGGCAGTTTGGGAGTTGTAGGTAAAGGAATCAATGGTGTAGTAGGTGACGCTACAGCGGTAGATGCGGAAGTAGGAGTTGTAGGTGATGCGACAAGAGAAGATGGAAGGGCTGGAGGAGTAGGCGTTTGGGGTAGCGGTTTTAATGGTGTGAGAGGTGATGGTACTGGTCGTGGTAGGAATACAGGAGTGATAGGTACGGGTGCTGTTGGTATGTGGGGCGACTCTCCTGGAAGTGCAGATGGAAGCAGACCAATAGGGGTTTTGGGAACTTCTAATACTGGTGGAGCAGGAGTTATGGGTATAAGTAGGGATCGAGCAGGTATAGGTGTGTGGGGAGTAGGATCAAGATTTGGAGTTTTTTGTAGAGGTAGGTTCGCTGCAACAGGAACTAAATCTGCTCTTGTTCCACATCCTGATGGTTTTCACCGCACTTTATATTGTATGGAGAGTCCGGAGAGTTGGTTCGAGGACTTTGGTACAGGAGAATTAGTAGAAGGGATGGCTGAAGTTCAGATTGATCCGGGATTTAAAGAAATTGTGCACAACGAAAACTACCATGTTTTTATTACACCTGAAGGTGATTCTAAAGGTTTATATGTAAGTAAAAAAACGTCAAAGAGTTTTGAAGTTCGAGAACAACAAGAGGGGAGTAGTAACATCTCTTTCAGTTATCGAGTTGTGGCAAAGAGAAAGGATGTAAAAGCACCACGATTGGAAAAGGTGAAAATTTCTGATGAAGAAGTACAAGTTGATATACCGGAAATACCGAAACATCCTCAAAAGCAGAAAATAGATATACCGGAAATACCGAAACATTCTCAAAAGCAGAAAATAGATATGCCGGATTTAGATTGAAATGCTCTGATCTAGCTCATTCGCTGTAAGCTGCATCTGAGCATTTGAAAGGAGCGACTATAGAAGTGCTAAAGCCGTTAAAAAGTTATAACTTTTTAACGGCCCACATTTCTAATTGTTTTCCTAGCTGGAAAGTCGGTGCTACGCGGCACGTGTATGAAATTAGATAATTAAAAAATAGAGAACATTTGGTGGGCTCTAGTATCATAAGTAAGCCTCTTTTTTATAGGTTAAGCACTTTGATATTGATAATTAATATCATGATAATTGTAAATAAAATTAAGAGGTGGTTAATTATGTATAATAATTCTTGGTATCCAAATCAAAACATGATATATCAAAATGCTATTCCAAATGTTTACCCTAATTATCAGAATGCTCAAAATTATATCCCGAGTGAAAATCAGCAGCACCAACTCTCTCATGATATGAATGAAGATAATACTTATGGTTATTGGAATGAAAGACAACCCGAAGCCTATTTATATATTCGTGAAGCTAAACAAAATCGCTTGGGGGATAAGTTCTGGTCATTTTCTTGGAAACCTGAAACAGTTAAGCCAGGACAATATTTGATTGCCTTTTTGCATGCACCTAATATGAATGTTATTAATGGGGGATGGAAAATAAGTTCACCGAATGACCGAGTGTTTGCGATAGAGAGTTATGATAGAAAACTAGATCAATGGGTTATAACATTATACAACAATTCACAGAATACTAAACAAGTTACATTTACTTTAATAGCAAAAGAAAGATAAAGCAGTTATTTAGATTATTAATACAGGGTACAGCTGGAAAAAAGGTGCTATATTTCATAAAATTATGCTTTGGTGCATGTTTTTAAATTTCGAGATGCACAGCTGATTACACGAAAATAAAATATATAAAAGAAAAATTTTTAGGAGGGGGTCTAATACACTACAGTACTTCAAAAAGAAAAAGAAAATAAAAAAGACCCCCTCCTAAAAAAATATACCTTATATATATAATATAAATATAAAACTAATAATTATATATTATATATATAGTATTATTTATTAATAGTTATATAGTATGTAATACTATTAATGGTTTGAGGTGTTTGTTTTAGGGGTTTGATTTTCTGATTCAGGAGGTTTGGGGATGACCAGAATTGATGGTTACGTTTCAAAGAAGACAATACGACTATGGCTGGAGAATTACGAATCGCTGGCTGTAGGTGATCGGTTCCCTGATGCACCGCCTAGCTTTACTGGCCCGAGTGCGCAGGACGGGAAAAGCGATGGCCGATTGAATAAGATTGTGCTGGATCAGGCAATTAAACAATTACCGAAGAATATGCGTTATATTGTATTAGCTAGATACGTGGTGAGGATTCCGAGGAGAAATACACTGCGGACGATGAACATAACAGAGACTGTGTACTATACAAGATGTAAACAAGCTGTAGATATGATACACATGAATATTAATGGTGATATGGTTGGTATGAAGAAATTGATAAAAAAGTTGTACGGGGCTTGACAAGAGGTACCTGCAATAAGTACAATTTATGCTAGGATAGGTATTTTGTGTACATATCCGCATACTCATAATATACAAAGCCAGGAACCCGATATAGTCGGTATCCTGGCTTTTTCTATGCCCGTTGGATTGTACTGATTGTGGCGCATATAGTAAGTAGAAACTAAGGTGACTACTGTAGTAGGTATCTAACTATCGGCAACAAGAAAGGTGAAACCGATAGTTGTTTTTATCAGCCGAGCTCGCTGGGAGGAGAAGACCTTTGAAACTCAGGGGGTAGAGTTAGAGTAAACTTGTTATTTAACAATATAGTAGTAATTTAAAATAATGTTAAATAACGTCATCTTTGCACGAATACATACAGTATTCATGAGTGCCTCCTGAATTCCTACATTGTTGATAACAACGTTCAGCTGATGAGTATACTGTTTGCATTTGATAGGGATTATCCCAGAAACAATAGTTATAACAATAATTAGGCATTCCACCATTTTGGATGCATGCTAAAAAACATTGTAGCTGTTGATTTTCGCTACTATAAGGTGTTAATTGGCTTATACTGTTAGGTACTGTAGATGTTGTATATGGATAGGGTGTATGCACAGGATGTTGTTTTAGAAACGGATTACATGTCTCGTAACAAACATCATGTGGCCATCCCTTTTCCATACAAAGTTCTATACATTCTTCATAGGTTGGGTCACGGTAGTAAAACGGATAATACAAATATAATCACTCCTTCTTTTCTTATTCTGGATATTATATTTAGTTGTAAACTTTATGATAATTGTCCACCCGTCAATAGGCGGTTGCATACCGGATGTGGAAAAGTTTATGGTGCTGTAGAATTTAAAGGGTGTATCCAACAGGTTTAAGAAGTAATAAAGGAGTTTCCTTTCAGTATCATAACTTAAAGGTTTTGACACTGGTCCTTTGATGTGATAGTATCAAGGTATCAAATGGTGTCATAACTTAGATTCATTATTTGGTACCGAAAGGGAGCTGATATGAATGAAGTACGGATATGCGAGGGTAAGTACGATTCACCAGGACTTAGAGGCACAGATTCAAACACTGGAGAAGGAAAGCTGTAGTATAATTTATTCAGAGAAGTTCACTGGTACTAAAGCTGATCGTCCTAAGTTTAAGGAGTTGCTTTCGATACTAGAGTCAGGTGATACGCTGGTAGTTACTAAGCTAGATCGCTTTGCTCGTTCAACTGTCGATGCAATACAGACTGTGCGAGAACTATTTGAAAAAGGGGTAAAGGTTCACGTGCTAAACATGGGGCTGATAGAGGATACGCCTACAGGAAGACTGGTCTTTAATGTAATGAGCGCGTTCGCTGAGTTTGAACGCGACATGATTGTTGAACGAACACAAGAAGGTAAAGCCATCGCTAAACAACGTGCAGACTTCAGAGAAGGTAGACCGAAGAAGTATAACAAGAAACAAATTGAACACGCATTAGGCTTACTAGATAAGCATTCATATACGCAAGTAGAAGAAATGACTGGAATCAGTAAAAGTACATTAATACGAGCAAAAAAGAAAAAAGAGTCGGAAAAATAATTTCGGCTTTTTCTTTTTGTTCGAGAAAATATTCCCCCCCCGGGGGAGCCGCTTTTTGATACAAGGCTGGCAGGCGCTCGTAACGTTCCGCCAGAATTTTTAAACTCAGGGGGCTAAACAAAATATTCGAAATTCAAGGTGATTTTAAGTTGAAATGTAGTTTAATAACTTAAAGAGAATATTAAATTGACATTATCTATAATAAAAAAAAGATAAATAGGAATAATAAAAATTACAAAGAGTACGTAGTATCTTACTTAAATTTAAATTACGTACTTAATAAATAGAACAAGGAGGAATAAAGGTAATGGCAGGTTCTGAAGAAAGCAATGAAGAATTGGTATCTGGGAGAGTTAATCATGCTGAGGATACAACATCATTTTGGGCTCAATGTCATGAAAATGGTGATGATTTCAACGGTAATGAAGTAGTGAATGTAAGTATTCAGGAGCATGTAGATCATGAGGATTTAGAAGAAGAAGGAATTAATACAATGCCTACAAACCCTATAAATGGGATATATTCAGAAGGGTTTCGTAGCGGTACAGGAATCATTGCAAAAGGTGGATACGATAGCGGTACAGGGGTTATTGGTCAAGGTGGAGGTATAAAAAACACTGGAGAACGAGGATCTGGTGGAATTGGTGTAAATGGTATAGGTGGCTCTGTAAGTTTTGATAGCGGTTCTACTTTTGCAGGTGCTGGTCTCGTAGGTCAGGGAGGAATCGATGAAAACATTAATGATTCAAAACATGGGGCAGGAGTCATAGGTATAGCTGGCGGCGCTGGAAAGCAGCTTCCACTTAATACGGACACTGGAAGTGTTGGGGTATATGGTCAAGGAGCAGAGGCAATTATTCAGACCAAAAATATTGAAGGGGAAACAAAAAACATTGGTCCTCAAAAACCTGGACCAGGTGTATTAGGAAGGGGGGGGATAGCAGTAAATGAAAGAATGCCAGTTGCTGCCGGAGTTATTGGTCTTGCAGGTAATCGAGATATACCGAATCATTCAGTTACCGGCGATAAGGGGGTATATGGAGAAGGGCCTACTGGCGTGCAAGGAACGGGTACGGCTGGGCCAGGAATTTATGGCTCTTCTGATGAAAACCGAGGAGGGGTATTCCGTTCCGGCAGAAATGCACAAGTACAACTCATACCATATAGGGAAAACGTAGTTTTTCCTGATTTTAATACAGTTACATCAAATGGAATTGTTTCTCCCACCGAGATAGGGATTCAAGGGATGCTGCCAAAGGATGGATTTGGTGGGGATTTGATGTCAATTAGTGATGGCAAAGGTGTCTGTACCCTGTGGTTCTGTGTTAGAGGGCCAGATCAAAATTCACCGGCTTTATGGAGACAAGTTTTGCTAGGAGAATCGATTCGTGGAGAAAAATAAAAGCTATAAAATCTAATAAAAACATCAGTTATAATATCCAAGAAAAGGGAGATTGAAAAAATTTTGAGTAACTTTTAGAAAAAGGCAATCGATGCTAAATCGGTTGCCTTTTTCTATTTCACGAAGAAAGGGGAGCGAAAGAATGGCTAAGTTAGACGAGTTAAAGCAGAAACTCACAGCCAAACAAATTCAAGCAGCGTATTTGCTTGTAGAAAATGAGTTGATGGAATCGAACAACGAGGAAAAAAGGACGCAAGATGAAATGGCGAATGAACTTGGCATAAATCGAACGACGCTTTGGGAGTGGCGAACTAAGAATCAGGATTTTATTGCATTCAAGAGCGAAGTAGCTGACAGTTTTCTTGCAGAGAAGCGGGAGCAGGTATACAGCAAGTTAATGCAGTTAATTTTGGGGCCACAACCAAGTGTAAAAGCGATGCAATTGTACATGCAGCGCTTCGGTTTACTGACGGATAAGAAGGTAATCGAAGGTGATTTAGGAAATGCAACGCGTACAAATGCAGAAATCGAAGAACAGCTTCAGAAATTAAAAAAATTGACAGGCGAGTAAAAGGAGGGCGGGCTAAATGGCATATATAGACGGTAAATGGTTAGCCCGTCAAGAACGTCAGGAGCGTATCAATCTTGTAGCAGAAAGAGCAAAGAAATTACAGGAGTTATACGAAACTGGTGAGGCTACAGAATATTACATGGATACACTACTTGCTGACATAGATGAGTTAGAAAAATTAAAAAGGGTGAACCGGGGAGAACATGACATGCTGTACTTCATGTATGAATATTTCTCGGAAGAAGGTAATCCTGGTAACCCTGACAACTTAATTCCGGCTGGCGTAACGATGGAAGATGCTGCAGAGTTTCATCAAACGGTATGTGGGCTATTAGATGACGTTACAACAGGTAAGGAGAAAAAGAAAAAAGTGGCCTGGAGTGTAGGACGTGGTCACGCAAAAACTGCATACCTGAGTAACGGTTATTTGTGTCATCAAGTCGTGTATCGATTAAAACAGTACATTGTTTTGATTTCTGAGACCTCCGATGTAGCAGGTGACTTTATATCTTGGGCACGAGATCAGTTAAAGTACAACGAAAAACTACGTGAGGATTTCGGTATTTTGCTCCACGAACAAAAGAGCCGAAATGAAGTAGATAACGATAAAGAATTTGTGACTTTAACAAACACGAAAGTTGAAGCAAAAGGTATTGGGACACAGGTACGTGGTTTACGCCACGGCTCGAAAAGGGTTCAACTCTACATTTTGGATGACTTGGAGAGTAAAGAAAATACCGCGACAGTTGATTTGATCTCGAAAAATAAACGTTGGTTCAAAGAAGAATTGCTCCCAGGCTTGAGTCGTCAAGAAGGCGCTTGTATTTATATGGGTACCATTGTTTGTTACGACAGTTTATTGCATCACGTTATTAAAAACCGTCGTGATTTCGTATCAAGATCATTCCCAGCAATTCTGAATTGGTCAGAGCGTGAAGACTTATGGCAAGAGTGGCGTGAGATTCGTCAGGTAGATGATCCTGATTCGGCAGATCGTGCTCGTGAATTTTATGAGCGGAATAAAGAAGAAATGCTACGTGGTACAAAAACATTATGGCCATCGCATTTTCCTTACATCGATTTGATGGAAATTAGGGAAGACGATGGAAACAAAGCGTTTAATCAGGAGTATTTATGTAACCCGACTGATGAGGAACGGCAGATATTTAAACCTAAATATTTCACGTACTGTACTGAAAGTGATTTGAAAGATAAAAAACTTCTGCATTACGGTGCGGTCGATTTCGCAATGGGGAAAGAGAAAGGTGACTATAGTGTAGTAGTCACGATTGCGAAAAACGAGGAAACAGGCACTTGCTACGTTATTGATATTTTTATGGAGCGTGTTCATCCAAATACGTTATTAGAAAAAGCTGTAGAATACACGCTGGCATATCAATATGAATCAATCGCAGTAGAGGCACAACAAGCGCAGGAATGGTTTGCTGAGAAGGTAGCTGAAGCATTACAGAAAAAAGGATATCCTTCATCGACTCGTTTAAAACAAATTAAGCAACGTACACGAAAAGCACTACGTATTGAGTCGTTATTACCAGATATACAGAGCGGTAAGTTACGTTTTATGAAACATTTACGTGCTTTATTGGAGCAATTTGAAATGTATCCGATGCATCCACATGATGATGGTCCGGATGCGGTTCAAATGGCTTTTTCTATTGCATATAAACGTGCAAGACGTAAAGCAGAAACTACAGGGAATTCAAGATATTGAGAAAGGAGGGGCTGGAGTGAGAGTACAAGGTGATCGTAATTTTATGAATCCAGTGGAAATTGTAATGCCGGTTCGTACTGCGTTAGGGGATTCTGAGTGGGAACGAATTATGGCCGAAGTGCGTTTGTATGAACGTTATGAGGGAGATTTAAATGCTTGGTCTGATTATAAGAAGCCAGAAAACCTTGACTACGAACCTACGAAAATACAACTTGATTATCCTCAAAAAATCGTAAACATGATCGCAGCATGGCAATTTGAAAAAGAACCAAAAGTAACAGTTCCTCCTGACGTGATAGATGATCCAGCGCTTATGATTCAATCAGGATACGAACCTAGTGATGAGCAACAAGCTGAAAACAGTAGAGCGAAAGCAAAGGAACGGTTATTAACGTGGGTTTGGGATGATAACCGAATGCATGAGAAATTATTAGCAGCAGCGAAAGATCGTGCCATTTCAAAAACTGGTGTGTATGCCCGTATTCATTACGATAAACGTCGCGGCGAATTTAAGATTATATGGCATCCATCGACGGAAGTCATAGCGAAATATAGCGAATGGGATATAGATCAACTTGAAGAAATTCATTTTATGGCGTGGTTAGACGAAGAACAAACGAAAATGTGGAAGCTATCGTATTACTTAGTTTGGCATGAAGAGGTGGGTGTGTATGACTGTGAAATTGAGGAGTCGATATACAACGGTGAGCTAGAAAAGCAAAAGGATCGGGTTGAGCGTTCATCGATGGGAATTGATTTTATACCTGTAGTACCAGTACCGACTGAAAAACTGAGTAAACGTACAACAGGTTATAGTGAGCTTGAAAAAACGATAAAGCTGTCTGATGAAATCGATAAAAAAATGTCTGACTACTCGGATGCACTACGTTTTGAAATGTTTGCTATTACATTGCTAACGAACGTAGATGAGGATCCTAAGAATCCGCTTCAAGTTGCACCAGGTGCGAAATGGGATTTAGGTGACGGTGCAGAAGATACAGGTGAACCTAGTGCGAAAAAGCTGGAGAGTGGATTTCGATTCAAAGAAACGATTGAAGCATATCTGGATCGGTTACAAAAGCGTCTACATGAAAAAGCAGAGGTACCGATGGTGAATACCGCTGATATGAATACAGGCGGTATAAATGATATGGCTGTACAGCTTTTATTCAGTAATATCATTTCAAAAACACAGCGCTCATGGGTAATATGGCAATCGCGCCTACAAACCTTAAATGAGTACATTTTACGTTATATGAAAGCAAGGCAGGATGATACGAAATTCAAATACGATAAAGCAATGTTAGCAAAAGTAGATAACTATTATGCTAGCAAGATTATTTTTGGTTTACCGTTACCGCAAGATCAAAAAGCACTTATTGAACAGCTTGGTGATGAAATTTCTAATGAAATCGAATCAATTAAAGGTGCAATTACGAGAAGCGGTAAGGAAAACGCGGAACAGAAATTCATGGAGATTATGCAAGAACGGATGTTGAAACGACAGTCTCAGGATCCGTATAACGAAAAGTAAAACTTGCCTTACGGAATGGCGCTATAAACTTTCGGAAATTATAGCCAACAGGCTCAAAATGGAGGACGTGCAAATGGAATACGCAAAACAAGCTACGGCATTAAAGTATTTTGTAGAACAAGTACAAAAAACACCAAAATTCCCACTACGATTAAACCTTCAGTTTTTCTCTGATGGTGGAGGTTCTGGAGATGATCCTGGTAGCAACTCTGGAGATCCTAATGAACCACCAAAAACATTTACGCAAGATGAGCTTGATGAAATTGTTAAGAAACGCTTAGAACGTGAACGTAACAAGTCAGCAGAACAATACGGTGACTATGATAACGTTAAAGCAAAATTAGCAGAATATGAAAAAGCTGAAGAAGAGCGTAAAAAGCAAGAAATGACGGCAATTGAACGTTTGCAGGCTGAAAAAGAAGAAGCTGATAAAAAGGCACTAGAAGCTTCCGAAGCTGCACAAAAAGCGCAAGAAAAAGCAAATGCGCGTATTCTAAATACGGAAATTAAGAGTATGGCACGTGCTTTAGATGCAAATGATCCAGGTGACGTATTGGCGCTTTTAGATAAGTCAGCCATTCAATTTGATGAGAATGGAAATTATCAAGGAGTTGAAGAGGCTGTTAATGCGTTGAAAGACAGTAAGCCTTGGATGTTTAAGAAAGTTGTAGGAGCAGATGCAGCTGGTGGCGCGAATCCAGGAACAAATCCGAAAGCGAATGAAATTCTTGCTTTAGAAAAAGAGCTGGAAGAAGCGAAAACAAAAGCGTTTAAAGATTCAAGGTTTGTAGGAGAGGTCACACGTATTTACAACAAGTTGTTAGAAGCAAAATCAAGAAAATAACGAGTCGTTGACGAAAAGTCAGCGGTTTTTTAATTTTAAAAATTTGAGGGGGCTATAATATGCCAGTACCAACTACTTACGATTTTCAACAACAAGTTAGACAAATGCAAGCGAATGTGGAATTAATTTTAACGAAAGCACCGGTTCTTTTTGGTCTTATTGGGAATGGAGATGTGCTAACGCAAACGAAATTCGAATGGCAAAATGATTACTTGAATTCTGATACAGGTATTGTAAAAACTGCGGCTGCGGTTGGGGCTACAGACTTAGTTTTAGAAAAAGGAGAAGCTCGTAAATTCACTGAATTTGCATTAGTGCAAAATGGTCTAGAAGTTTTACGTGTTGTAAGTGTGGATGAAACTGCGGATAAGATTACAGTTCAACGCAGTTACGACGGTACAACGGCAGAAGCAATTACAGCTGGCGGTGAGTTGAAAGTTATAGCGAGACCACGACCAGAGGGTGAGGATGCTTTCCGAAAAAATGAAATTAATGACCGCTTAACATCTCATAACTTTACGCAAATCTTTTCAAAATACGCATCTGTTTCTCGTACGCAGCAACAAGTAAATACGTATGGTGTATCAAACGAATTAGATTATCAAGTAGATTTACGTTTAAAGGAAATGATTCGCGAAGCAAACACATCGTTAATTTATGGGCGTAGAAACTCTGGGTCACCAACACAACCACGTACTAGCGGTGGACTATTTGCATTTGCTGGATCTGAAGGTTCTCATAGTGAGGATTTTAAAGGGAATGAGGTTACTGCCAAATTGTTAAATAACGCTGTAGAACAGGTATTTACTCGAGGCGGTTCTGCGAATACAATCCTATGTGGACCAAATATAGCACGACAAATCACAAAGCTTGGTGGTGATACAATTCGTACTACGCGTCAAGATACTGCGGCTGGTTACCAAATCTTATCGTTTGTTTCAGATTTACCAGGTGGGGCAATTTCTAGTGTTGCGGTTGACTTGAATATGCCTAAAGACCGTGCGCTACTTCTTGATACAGAAAAAGTTAAAGCACGTTATTTAACTCCAATTTATGATGCCGATGCTACGCCAAATGGTGCTGATTATTTCTCACGTGTTATTCGTGGAGAATTTGGATTTGAAATCAAAAATGCAAAAGAGTCTATCGCGGTTCTTGGTAATATTTCTAAGACAATGATTTAAGTGGGGATATAGTAATGTGAATATAAACAGTATCATGATTATTATAAAATAATTTTGTATAACTTTTATCAAACTGGAGAACTTAAATTTTGATTGCTTATTTTTGATAAAAGGAGATGAAGTTAAAATGGAAAGATATGATGATATGGAGGTAAATGAAGAAAATGGTTCCACGCATACACGAGGAACTTATATCATTTCAAAAGATAGGGACTTTTTCAATATTCATATTGGAATTAAAGTTAGAAAATCGGGCGTGGAAGGAACTGGACATGGTACCGTTTTTTTAGTTGTTGAGACATCCGATGGACAAAAATATCCATTTGGACCTCTTGAGAAAACGGTAGGAGCAAAGGTTCCTGAAGGTGTAAATACGGACGAGGGAGATCATCACTATCGTACAAAACTTGCATTTGATGATGCTAACGAAGTTGTTTCATGGTATCTAGTAGTTGGGGCTAGTGATAATTCTACTATACCAAGAAGCGTAGAAGATGTGAAAAATATGGTTCTAGAAAATGCAGAATTTATAAGTGAAATTGCCGAAATTGGTGCTGGAAAAAGTCTGAATGTCAAAGGTTTAAATGTAACGCGTACATCTAGAAGATAACTATGTTTTTGTAAAAATACAAATTCGAGATGAAATCCGTGCCGAAATACTATTCTTAACTTAAGGGAGAAAGCTCACCTATTTTAGTAGGTGGGCTTTCTCTGATTTTACCTTGATGTACGACTAATTGTGCAATTAACTTCTAACCTCTGCTAGTTAAACTTTTGTGAAAGGAGTTTTATACATGCCTATTTCTGAAAATCAGGCCCAGCGGTTAAACAAATCGATGCCGATTGCTAAAGAAATTTCGCTAGGATCTGTTATTAAAGGTCTAGAAGAAAAAACAGCTCAAATGTCGAAAAAGGTTGATAAGCAGGCAGATAGTACAGCGACTGACGTAGCTGGTGTAGTGAAAGACTTAAACGCACTTATTGCAAAGTTAAAAGCTGCAGGAGTAATGACGTCTTAATTAAATTATCGTGACGGAGGTGACGCCAAGTGAAGGTGTCAGAAAGGCTGGAGATTCGATTATCAAAAATTCCAAAAGTAACGCCGGAGGACATCGGAAATTGGCTAGCCGAAGCTGAAACAGAGTCGGAGTTAACTGAAAAAGTAAATGCAAATGCTGTTTTTTATCTTGCACTTTCATTTGCTTATGAATCAATTGCAGCAGATGCGGCGCGTTATTTTTCTTATACAGACGGTGAGGAGTCAGTTGATAAGTCGATGATTTTTGCAAACTATAAGAAATTGTCAGCTGATGCACTTAAAAAGTACAGGAAATATAGACGTGGAAAAGGTACTCACCAAACATTTGCAAAACGAGCAGATGGGAGATGATTACATGAGCGATTCTCAGCAAGAGATGGATGGAGCGCTCAATACCATTTCCGAAGAATTTAAAAAAGAGCATGAAAAACAAGTTTCTGATACTGTGAAGGCCATTATCTTAATACGCTTGTTTCTAGTTGATTTACTGAATGACTATCAAAAGGATGGAATTGTGAAACGTGGTAGGTTAAGTGCGCTATTACAAGACCTTACGTTATACGAAAACGAATTTCGTAAACAAGCAGAGCAGTCATTCCGTAGATTGATTGAAAACACGTCGAAATGGACCACAACAAAATTATCAGAAGTAGGTTTGGATGTGAAATCTATAACGGCAGTAAATAAGCAAATTGTTCAAGGGGTTATAAAAAGACCTGGAGACGATGGCTTAATACTTTCTGATCGTGTGTGGAATTTATCAGGGGATATGAGAGATCGATTAAGTAGCGTGATTCGTCCGGCTGTATTAAAGGGGGAGAGCATTACAATGATTTCTCAAAAGATTAAAGAAGTACACGACAATGAGAAATGGAAGATTGAACGTGTAGCGATTTCTGAGAGTAATAATACGTACCGAGCAGCTACTATACAAAATGGCTTAGAAAGTGAAATTGTGGCGGGTTATCAAATAATAGATAATGGCCATCGTCACAGATACCACTCAAGGCATATGTGCTATAAGTTAGCGAGACGTGATGCGTACGGTTTAGGAGCTGGAAAGTACCCGAAAAACATTCCAGAAAGCCTTATGAATCAATTAGTAAGCCCACATCCACAATGTTCGTCACGTCTCATTTACTTAATAAAAGGGGAGGTGTAGCAATTGCTTACCGAAGATGACATTAAAGAGATTCAAAAAAATCGTGAAATGATTGAGCAGGGGCGTAGGGAACCGGTGATCTTGTATATCAAAGGGGTTTCTGAGAAGGATCCAATTACCGGTGAAGACATAAAAGGTGAACCTCGAAAAGAAAATGTACAAGTAATCTGGAAGAAATTCACGTCAGTCGAAAAGACGAAGTTTGCTAGTCTTGATGTCAAAAAAGGAGAAGCACTTGTAACATTTCACTTAAATACAGATCTGAAGAACATAGAAAAAATCGAACGAAAAGGTGTTTTTTTCGCTATCGAGCTTATCGATGAAAGAGGGCTTGGTGGTGTGAACCGTCGTGAGGTAATTGTAAAGAGGGTGTTTTGATGGGAATCAGAGTTGTTGTTAAAGGAAAAGCGGATGTATTAAGAGCGATAAATCCTGAAAGGTACAAGACACCTATTGCGCAAACTGTAGAAAAACATACACGCCTACAGGCTAATCAAGCATCTAATCGTGCTCCGATATTATTTGGACCTTTATCTGCAAGTATTCCTGCAAGTGTGAAGATGGTAGTCGGCGCAAAAATTATTGGAACGTATGGATCACCTCTTATTTATGCAGCGGTACAAGAATTTACTCACAAAAATAAAAAAGGTTTTATGCGTAAGACAGCTTTTGAAGGTGAACAACCATTTGTTGAAGATTTAAACAAAACTGTTCAGCGTATAGCGAAGGGTCATTAATTATGTTGAATGATGTAATGTATTCACTCAAAAAAGTATTGGATGTGTTTGCGCCTACTACATGGATATATGATGGTGTATCTGTATCAGGAAAAGAAAAACCTTTTCTTACTATTGAGGATTTGTCAGGAACAATTAATAGGTTTTCAAAAGAGAATTTTTCACGTAATCATCTTATCCAAGTTGGTGTATATGCTGATAAGGTTTTTGACAGAAATACTTTGCAAGATAAATTAATTAACCGATTTGAAAAGGAATCGATTGACTTGTACGACACAAGCAAAAAGAATCCTGATCAAATCGGTTTTTTTAATGCCAAGGTAGCAGGATTTGAACCGTTCCCGCAAAGTGAGGTACCGAATGTTACGGCGAAACACCTGAGTTTTATAACAATAACAATCAAGAATTAAAGGAGGAATACTTATGGCAAAGACTAATGCTCCAGAATTTAAAGGTGCAGAGACGTTATATTTACTTGATATTCCACAAAGCGATGGGAAAACAGTGAAGACAGTGCGTTTTTTTAATCAAACATCAGGGAAACGTTCTATTGAAGCGAAAGAGATTGAGTTAAAAACAAAAGATAAAACTGGATCTGATTACGGTGACGTAACGCAAGCTACAAGTATCGAGGGGATTTGTACTGAAGGTGACGAGGGACTTGACTATGTTGAGGAAGCAATTACAAACAAAGTACTAGTAAGGATTCATGAGGTGAATTTACGTAGTGCAACCGCAAATGCTTTTAAAGTTAAATCTGGGACGTACATGTTAAATAGTTTAGAACTGTCCCATGAAAATGAAGAGTACTCTAAGTATTCAATTGGATTGAAATTAAACGGGAAGTTAGCAAAGAGTACAGTCGCTAAAGTACCTGACGGTGCTCCATCAGGTGATGTTGCGACACCAGGGGCATAAGTTGAAATTGGGCAAATAAGCACGTTTTTTATTTTAAATTAAAAAATTAAACGGGGGTATTTTATTATGGCTGAAAAATCATATACACGTTTCGTAATTAATGGCAAAGAAAAGGAACTGAAATTTTGTTTAGAAGCACTTAGATTACTAGATGAAAATGGCGGGCCTATGCAGTTTGTTTCTCAAACCATGCAAGGAGGTATTACTAATTTCACAGATGTGGTCTATTATGCACTGATTCATACAAATGAGGGAATCACGTATGAAGCTGTACAAAAAGAGATTGAGAATATGTTTAATGCTGAAAAGCTAGATCTTGATGAGATTTTAAAATACAACAAAGCGGTTGTACTAAATAGTTTTTTCTTCCTGAAGACAGTGAAGAAACTGCTAGCGACGATGACAGCGGAACAACAGAAATCGTTCGAGAACCTGTACGCATAAATGTTGATGAGTTGCAAGGTGACTGTTTTCGTTTCTTTAACATGAGTACCTTGCAGTCATGGCGTATTAGTTTGAAAGAATACCATATTATGTTGAATGGGTACAGGGAACAACTACTTGATAAATATGAGCTTGCAAGTATACAAGCTTTGTTTAATCGAAATGCTCAAAGTGAAAAAATCAAGACGCTGGAGGATATATACACACGTCCAGAAAGTGTCAGAGAAATTGAAGAAAATGTGAAAGAACGAGCAAAAGAGCGAATAGAAGTAGTTGAAAAGATTGAGAGAAATGAATTGTTCTTCGATCAAATCGAAACGGCGATTAAAAATCAAGTACAAGATGAAGGGTAGGTGAGGTGAATGAATCAAAATAAAGTAGAAACTCAGCTAATCGCTGATATATCGAATTTAACGAGGGGGTTAAGTGAGGCAACGAGGGCGTGGGATAACTTTTTTAGACATATTAGTCAACCGCCTCCTGTACCGCCACCTCCTCGACCTCCGTCACCGCCTCCATTACCAACAGCACCTCCTGCGCCACCACCTCCTGATTACTCAGGATGGCGAGCTCGATTTCAAGAAGTAGGAAATCAAGCGATTGAGATGGGCCGACGCGTACAGCAAACAGGGCAAATGATGCAAAATGCATTTGGACCTGCAGCTGTAGCGTCGGCTTTTGCTTTGGGTAATATGATAAAAAATTCACGTGAATTTGAATCACAAACACGTAAAGCGGCGGTATTAACGTCGGGTGATTACGGCAAAGTGAAAACCGCTATTCTTGATATGGCTAAGGATTCTGTGTATTCAACAGGACAGGTAGCAGCCGCTTTTGCTGAAATGGGTGCGAAAGGTTTTGATTCTGCTCAAGCAACTGCTGCATTACCTGGTGTGTTGAGTGCGGCAGCCGCTTCTGGTGAAGACTTGGGTATGGTGGCTGATACGATTACATCGGCATTAAATTCATTTGGTATGGAAGCAAGTCAAAGTTCACACGTTGCTGATGTGCTTGCTTCGGCTGCAAATGCTACAGCTGCTGGTGTAGGTGACATGCAATATGCGTTTAAATATGCAGCAGGTCCAGCGGCGCAACTTGGGATTTCAATGGAAGAACTAGCGGCTTCTGTAGGTATTATGTCTAATGCTGGTATCAAAGGTGAAACAGCTGGTACAGCATTACGTGCAGCAATGATACGTTTAGTAAAACCGCCAAAAGCCGCAGCTAATGCTTTAAAAAATCTCGGGGTATCCGTTACAGATCAGCAAGGTAATATGAAACCATTGTCTCAAATCATTGGCGAATTAAAGCACGGTATGGAAGGAATGACAAGTGCCCAGAAAGGTGCGGCTCTTGCAACCATTTTCGGTACTGAAGCTGTGTCAGGTATGATGGCACTTGTAGCAGCGGGACCTGAAAAAATTGATGCTTTAACACAATCATTAGTAAATTCAGATGGGGCGTCCAAAAAAGCTGCCGACTCTATGCTTGAGGGCTGGGCTGGAGCAATGACAAAAATGGAGGCTTCACTAGATGTAGCAGCACGTGCGTTTACTGATGCATTAGCTCCTGCAATTATGGGTGTAGCAGGTATTATAGAAAAACTTGCAAACGTCTTTATAAAATTACCAGCACCTATACAAACGGTAATCGCTTCTGTAGTAGTATTTACTACAGCTTTTTTAGTTGTTGCAACTGTAGCAGGAATCGTAGTCAATGCAATAGGTGGCGGTATTATAATGTTTGGTAAATTGATGTTGTGGATGAGTGGGACATCAAAAGCTGCTGTGTTACTCCAGGGAGCGTTTACTGCTCTTAGAACTGCCTTTGCTCTTTTAATGGGACCTGTCGGAGCTATAATAGCTGTTCTCGCTTTAGTAGGTATGGCATTAGTTCAACTGTATAAAAATAATGAGTCATTTAGGAATTTTGTAAATGGATGCTGGGAATCCATAAAAGCTGTGACAGTTGTGGCTGTTGAATCTATGAAGTTAGCCTTAGATTCGTTTGGTGCGTATCTTAGTACGATACCAGCTAAATTCTCAGCAATGGGTACCGCAATCGGGTCAGCGGTAGGAGTAGCAGTAGCGATAGTGAAATCGAAATTCTCTGAGATTGGACAAAGCTTAGGCTCTATTTTTAGTTCGACGATATCAGGACTAACTTCGGCTTTTTCTGGAATAGGCGCCGCACTTTCTCCAGTTATTGATTTCGTAAAAATGTCGTTTTCATCTATAGGAAATATTATTGCTACACTAACACCATTAATTGTTCGATTAGGTTTATCTTTCTTAGGAGTTTCTGGACCTGTAGGTTGGGTAATTGCAATTATCGCGTCATTAGGTGCTACGATTTTTAAACTTGTGAACACGAATGATCAAGTAAAAGCGGCCTTTATGTCTGCTTGGCAATCTATACAATCGGTATTCAGTTCTGTAGTTTCCGCAGTTTTACCGATTGTACAATCTCTTGCACAAGGTCTTGTTCAAGCCTTTGCCCCATTAGCTCCTGAGTTTGCGAAAACGGGACAGATAATTGGAGAAAGTCTTGCTACACTCGGCCCGGCCTTATCGGAATTAGGTGCTGCATTTGGGGTGTTAGGTGTAACGATAGCAAGTCTCTTTGGTGAAATTGTACAATCGGTAGTTCCATTAGCAGTTGAATTGTTCACTGGATTTGGTGAGATTATGCAACAAGTCATGCCAATGGTCACTGAACTGATTCGAATGTTTGCTGAAACAACAATTAACATAATGCCGTTTATTAGCGAAGGAATTCAACTTTTATCTCAAATGTTTTCGGAGTTTGCAACTACGGTTTTACCTATATTTGTCCAAGCTTTCCAACAAGGATTTCCGATTTTATTAGCGGTTATTCAAACAGTATTTAGTATAGCTGGAATGCTGATTCAGGGGTTTGGTGAAATCCTGTCCATCATAGCTACTACGGTTATTCCAATCATCTTACAAGCGGTTCAGGCAGTCTTTCCAGTAATAGCGGCGATAATAACGGCAGCACTTGCGGTTGCTGTTCCTATTATTCAATTATTTGGTCAAATTATTTCAATCATAGCCACAACTGTGATTCCTTTAATCTTGCAAATAGTCCAGGCAGTTTTTCCGGTAGTAGTTTCAATAATTCAAGCGGCGATTCCGGTGATAACCGCAATCCTTACAGGATTAGCAACGATTATCCAAGGTGTAGTGATTCCTGCAATTCAGTTTATTTTGTCAGTTGTTCAAGCCGTATTCCCAGCTATAATGGGCGTAATTACATCTGTGATTGGGATAATAACCAATATCATAAAGGTATTTACTGCGGTTCTACAAGGAGACTGGAGTGGTGCATGGAATGCGGTGAAAGGAATAACGTCAAATGTAATGTCACTAATCAGAAATATTATCCAAGGGGCAATAAATTTAATAAAAGCGGTCGTGACTACGGGACTAAATTTAGTACAATCTATCTTTTCTAGTGTTCTATCAGCGATAGGGTCACTGGTAGGCTCAATTTTTTCAGGTATAGGTTCGGTTATTTCGTCAACGATGTCTGCAGCAGGCAGTATTATTTCCGCAATGTGGAATGCGGCGAAATCAGCAACATCTAGTATTCTAAATGCAATCTATAATACAGTGACTCAAATTTTTAATAACGTGAAATCGTTTTTAAGTGGAATTGATTTAGGAAGCATAGGACGTAACATGATGCAGGGGCTTTTAAATGGTATAAGCTCTATGGCAGGTAAGATTTGGGGGAAAATAACTGAAATTGGTGATGGTATTAAAGATAAGTTTACAAGTTTGTTATCGATTTTCTCTCCATCACGTGTTTTCCGTTCTTATGGTAAATATATCGGACAGGGTTTAGTGAATGGATTGGATAGTATGGTTGGAACTGTTGGTAAAGCAACTGAAACCATGGCGGCAGCGGCGATGCCTAATTATGAAACGATTATGCTTGCAGATTTGTTCCGATTTTCTGGAGATAATCCGATTGCTAATTACTTTAATGGTATTTTGGAACATGGTGACGCGTTGAACGATTGGATTACACATATTCCAGATTCTATTCGTGATGCTGTACGAGATATTGGTAAACAGATGGAGCGATTTGAGGGATTAACGAAAGCCGAGGTTAATAGTTTGTCTAGACGTAGATTGCAAGTTGGTCCAGCTAACGAATTAACGTATCGACTAGTGAATGAGGGTAGTAGTACGAAAAAAGCTAGCGTTGAACAACAAGCTAACCAAGGGGAGCGAAATCTTGTAATTGAGAATGTAATGTACTATGACTCTTACGAAGTTGCAAGAAGTACACATGAACATATAGACGATATGCAAACAAATAAAATAGAAATTCAATCTTATATGAACGGAGGGCGCTGATAGATTGGAAATCAATAAAACACTCGGTACGATTGTAAAATTATTAAATGGAACTGTATATGATTTAGATGATATGGGTATTGAAACAAGAGACTTCAACCCATCAGCCCCTTCACCCAAACATAGTTATGAAGAGATGGAAGGGAGCCACGGAGAAATTGACTTAGGAACTGTTTACGGTCCACGTAAAATCAATTGTTCTTTCTATTTAAAGGCAGCTGATATGTTGGACTATGCACTATTTCGAGATAAGGTATTCAACATATTTGATAGTAGGCAAGCTTTTTATATTATAGATAAACGTAATCCAGGCAAGCAATGGTTAGTAAAATGCGCTTCGGATTATGAAATAGATCAACAAAGGGTATATGGATTTTTTGATATTGAGTTTAAATCGTCCAGTCCATTTGCCGAATCAATAGGAACTACATTAGATCAATTCACTTATAGTACTACAACTTTCAGTATTTACAATGCAGGTGATACACCACTTGATCCACGGAGGATGCCGCTATTAATTACATTTAAAGGCGCATCATCTAAGTTAAAGATAAAAAACAAGACAACTGGTGATGAGTGGTCGTATACAGGAACTACTTCGACAAATGATACGATACGGTTAGACCAAGTAAGATTCACGAAGAATAGCTTGTCTATTGTGCGAGATACAAATAAAAAGTTAATTTCTTTAAATGTAGGATTTAATTACTTTGAAATTACAGGTACTACAGGGGCTTTTTCTATTTCATTCGATTTTAGATTTTATTATCTGTAGATAGGAGGTGGACATTTGAATTTAATTACAATTACAGATTTAGCAGGAAACACAGAAATATTGACTGGATTAAAAAAACTAAATCGTGTGCGAAGGGTTAATGGTGAGAAAGTTGTAAGCTTTCTCCTTCTTCCTACAGAAGAGAATAAATATTCTTTCCCGCTTGTTCAAGAAGAAAGTAAAGTTGAATTTGATGGAGAGGCATATGTAATTAAGTCTGTAGTCGAAAGGAATATAGGCAATACATTTTTTAAACGAGTTGAATGTATTCATGATTTCTTTGTGAAGATGATTGATACACAAAAGTATGAAGTGCATAATGGCAGCATGACATTTCGGAACGTGCTAGATTTCGTATTTGAAGGAACTGGTTATCAAACAGCGATAATCGATTCCTTTTATGCTCGTGATTTTGAAAACTTTGGGAAAGACAATCGTTTAGCATTATTGAAAAAAGTATTAGAACGATATAGAGCCGAAATGTCTGTTAGCGGAAATTTAGTTAGTTTTAAAACGAAAATTGGTGAAGATACTGATTTTCAATTTAGGTATAACTTTAATATAAAGACCTTCGAACGTACAATTGATACCAAATCACTTGCTACATACATTCGAGGGTATGGAAAAGATGGATTAATGAGGGAATATACAAGCCCAAACGCTCATGTATTCGGCTTTATAGAAGCTCCTATGATTGATGATGAACGGTATACCACAATATCAGGATTAGATAACGCATTAAAAGAAAACCTACAGGATACACCAGTTGTTAGTATGACAATTGACTTTATAGATTTGAGAAAAGCCGGCTATCCTTACAATGTGCCGAATGAAGGGGATCGGGTTCTTTTAATTTATGAGCCAATGGGTATTGATATTGAAACTAGAATTATGGAAATTGATGAAGAATTTAATAACGAATTAGAGATTATTAGTTGCAAAGTTACGCTAGCTAACTATAAAAAAGATTTTTCAGGAACTCTTCTTCAGACGATACAAAAATCATTAAAAGGCATTGTAAATAATGAGGGAAAAATAATATACAACGCTCTTGATGAAGCAGTAAAACGTGCAACTCAAGCTATTAAAAACGCTCAAACCGAGCTAGTTTTCGAGAATGGAATACTTGCTGTTGCCCCTAACAACCCCAATAACCTTGTCACTTTCAATAGCGCTGGTATTGGGGTTAGTCGTGATGGTGGAAATACGTTTAAAGAAGCTCTTACTTATGAAGGGCTTGTTGCTTCGGTAGGTGTCGTTGGTCAATTTGAAGCAAATAACATTAAAGTTGGACCAGGTACATTTTTTGAAGAAGGTTATGATCCTTTTAAAGTTTCTAATAGGCTAGATACTTTGATTGATAACTTATCAGAAGATAACGTAATTACAGTGATTGAAAAACAATTTCTAAGTGCAGAGTGGGTAAAGATTCAAAATGAGTTTAGTTCCACAATGCAGATTGCGGAAGGGTATTGGAAACCGGACGAAAAGATCTTCGAAAGAGATATGTATACACAAAGATATGAAGAACTGAAGAACTTTTTAACCGTTGAACATGACGAAAATAATCAAGCAGCCATTTTATCGCCAGGAAATATGATAAAAGATTCGGTTATCAATGGCGACAGATATAAAAGTTGTTTAACGAATTACTTTGAATCTAGGAATAAGATGAATGGGTTAATCTTGTTTCGTACAAAAGAGATTGCTGATACAGCTCAAAAAAATGTAGACGAAGTAAAGAATCATATTGTATATAAGGTTGAGATTCGAAGTTCGAATGGAACTACATTTAAGAACGGTCAAATTAGTACAGAGCTTGAAGCGCGTGTGTATCACGGAGCAAAAGATGTTACGAATACAACTAATTTTATGTATAAATGGACAAGAAAATCCGCGGATTCGCTAGGGGATAATACATGGAATAAGGCGCATGAAAATGCTGGTAAGAAGGTTACTATTACAAATTTAGATGTAAATATACGAGCTACATTTGCATGTGAAATAAATAAATTATAGTTGGAAGGAAGATGAAAAATGGCAGTTGTAGCAAGTGGTCAAATTACGTTAATTGATTTGAACGATGCAAAAAGTTTAACGGGGTACATTGGATCAAATCAGGCGAAAGTACAAATTTTCAACCCGAATGGAAATACGTATACGCCCAACTGGACAACAAATAATATGATACTAACTCCGTCTTTATTTGTATCAGGTACAGCAACAGATATTATCGGACAAGCAAAGAGCATCACATGGTATGAACAAGGTAACAACACGCCAATTGCAAATGATACAAATTATTCAATTGGTACCGGAGTTGGAAAACCGCTCACAATTAAGGCGAATATTTTAGCATCTAAAAATCAGCAAGTCTATCTTTGTGAAGTGGTATGGACTGATCCATCAACAGGATTGGATATCACATCTAAACTGGATATCGAATTAGTCAAGGTGACAAACGGAACGAATGGAACAAATGGTAGCAATGGTGCGAATGGTCAAAACGCTATTGCTGCATATGTATGGGCACCAAATGGGAACATTTTTAGAAATAGTGCAGGTAGCCTTATCGCTGAATGTGATGTCTTTAATGGTTCCACGCAGCAAACAACAGGCGTTACTTATCAATGGTATAAACAAGATGCTTCCGTTTCTACGGATCAAGGCGGAGGTGTTGGATGGTTAAAACTTACTTCCACAGCAACTGGCGGAGGAACAAGCGGACATACTACTGATAAATTAACAATTCCAGCCGGAGCTGTAGCTGGGATGGCGTCCTTTAAATGTATTGCTACTTATAGTTCTAAAACGTATGTAGATGTTGTTACGTTTGCAGACCAAACAGATCCATTGCAGGTTACACCAATAGCGCTAACAGGAAACGTATTTAAAAACGGACAAGGTACGGTACAAGTTATTGCGAAGGTGTACCAAGCTGGAGCGGAGGTAGATGCAGCTGGAACAAAATATCAATACAGATGGTACTTATATAATGCAGGTGGAACGATGGTTGCAAATTGGGGTGGAACAACAAATTACAAAACAGGAAAAACACTTGCGGTGCAAGCTTCAGAAGTCACGGGTAAAGGCACTGTAATTTGTGAGATTGAGTAGGTGATGGTGTGCCAAAAGCAACAGGTTTTTTAACGTTACTTGATTTAAACGATGTATTAATTAGTGGTTCAGCTCCTAGTAATCCAACTATAGGAACACTATGGATAGATTCATCTGTTAAACCCAACGTTTTGAAAATGTGGGATGGGAAGAGTTGGGTAGTTCAATCCCTTGATTTAGCATCTTTGGATAAGGATGCAAACGACAAAATTGAAAATGCAACTACGACTCTTTCAAACCTTGCTGACGATTCGAAAATTGATATTACAGAAAGAAGTTATGTGAAAGATAAACTAGCAAATATAATCGGATCTGTTTTGCCTGATACAGCAAACACCTTGCCAGCCGCTACGGCTTTAGATAGTGGAGGGAAAGGTGAGTTCTCCTCTGTCCGAAAACAGGCAACAAATATAGGAATACCAACTTCAGATACGAACTATATAGCCGTAGCAACTCAATACACAAATTTAAAAACATATCTAGAAGCTCTTACACCGATTGATGCATGGGATACATCCATTGGTAATAAAGACAAGGTTATCCCGATTAACCCCACCGTGTGGCGTGATACATGGCTCAAATACTATCAATCTGTGGATGCTTTAAGCGAATTGATTCAAGCAAAAGCAAAAGAAAACGTGGATAATCAAAAGCCCGGTGGAAGAAATATGCTTAAAAACACAGCCGATTTTATTACAAATAGAATGTGGGCTGATAATGGTTCCGGACCCGCCTATCCAGATACTTCCGTTCTTTATAATGGTAAAAGAACAATAAAGGTTCCAATGCCTAATGGTGTGAAGTACCTTGACGGGAATATCCTTTTAAAGCGGGATATGTACTATACGTATTCAGTGATGGTATATGGATCAGCAGCGGGAGCAGGGGGGAACGTATCACCTTTACATTTTTGGGCGCACACATCAAAAGATACATCTGGGCAGCAAGTGGAGATTATTAAATATGATCAGTCGTTTCCGGCTAAACAATGGAAACGTATTTATGTCACATTTTTAACACCAAAAGACAAAGATTTATTCTTCACTCCTTTTATATTTGGAGGATTAGGAACAGGTGGGACCTTAAATGTAATAGAGTTTATGTTTCAAGAGGGAAACATGGTAGGAGATTGGACTGAAAACCCTGATGAGGTACAAGCTAGAATTGATAAAATTCAAGTGGATTTACGTTTCACGAGTCCACTTCCAACTACAATATCGTTGGATTCAAGTGGTATAACAGCTAATACCGGAAAGGCTGATTCCTTTGCCAGAATGGACTATCGTGGGGTGTATTGTAAAAAAGGTGCTATACAAATAGAACGTCCAGACGGATACAACCTAATCTTAGATGGCACAGCGAATTTTGATATGGGTGTTAGTTCTCATGAACCTCCATTTATGTCACCGGGTGTGAATGCTAATGCCTATTGGTATGCAACGCGAAATACAATATGGAGTAATTGTAATTATTTCACGTTTAGACATACAGGTAGGTACCTTGTTTTTGCGTTGAGTCTTGCGATTGATTCGGGTTCAGCAGCTCAAGTAAAAATCAGAGATATTTATGGAGCAGATTTATGGTATACAATGCACAGTAAAACAATCGCTGATGATTATTATGTAAATGCAACCATTGATTTAGGCGTACCAACAGGGCAAATGAGATATGTATTTTTAATGTTAGCATCAAATAGTGCGAACCATACCGCATACGCGAGGGTATTGAGTAAATGGTTAGAAAAGTAACTGGTTAGAGAGGTGAAATCAATGGAATTGAAAGAAAAGTATGAGCTTCATGAACGGTATAAAACATGTATTTACGCTGATTCAGACGATAATGGAAATATCACACAGGTAGAGCATGGGCAACATATCATACCCGGTCAAGATTATATGCATTTTTTTAGAGTTGATCGTTATATAGCAGACACTATACAAAACTATAAAGTTGTCTGGAATGGGAGAATTGCAGAGTTACAGGCAACTGATCCTGAAATTGAAAAATCAGTAAAAGCAATATATTTCGCCCCTACAAAAGAAGAATTAGAAAGGGAAAAGGCAGAAATGGAAGCAAGACTAAAATTACTTGAAGAACAATTAGCGGCACAAAAGGTCGCGCCAATCGAAAAAGAATAAACCAAAGAGAGACATTCAAATATGTCGCTCTTTTTTTATTGCCTAAAAAGGGGTGGTCAAAGTGGAAGGGTTACAAGAAGTAAGAAGTGATGTTCAAGAAATAAAGCAAGATATCAAGGATATTCGCTTAGAAATTAGAAGTTTAGAGATGCGAACAACAGGTAACGAAAAAGACATTATCAATATCAACAAACAGTTAGATAAGATTAGCGCAAATACTACCTGGATCTTACGACTTATTGTAGGTGGAATTATAGGGGCAGCACTGACTTTCTTTATGAAAGGAGGCGGTATGTAATGTTTGAAATTACTGTAATGATTGGTATTGTAGTTGGGCTTTCCCAAATCGTAAAAACAATTGGATTACAAACAAAATATGTTCCGTTATTAAATGTAACGCTTGGCATTGTGCTAGGCGTTTTATTTTTGGACGGAGATATCAAAACAAATGTATTTCAAGGAATCATCATTGGACTGTCAGCGAGCGGATTATTTGACCACACAAAAATTATGAAAAAGGATGTTGATGCTAAATGAAAAAGACAGTGAAACATATTACCTCGTTTCTTATGATTCTAGTGCTTGCGGGTTCTTTTGCTACAAGTGCTTTTGCTGATAGAACGCTTATTATTCCTGATTTACCTAAACAACCATATCGAAATGGTGTAGGGGCTTATGAGGGCGTTGTGGCACATTCTACAGCAACTCCAGAAGCTCCAGCTATTAACATTCAAAAATATGAGTCTCGTACATGGAGAAATGCGTTTGTACATTACGCGGTTGACTGGAATGAAACAATCCAAATTGCTGATACAAAGTACATTGCTTATGGCGGTGGTCCTTCTGCTAATAAACGCTTTGTACATGTTGAACTTTGCGAAACAGCAGATTACGATAAATTTAAACGAAGCTATGATAAATACGTGAAGTTACTTGCTAAAATCCTTCGTGATCGTGGCTTATCCGTGGAAAAAGGATTATGGACTCACTATGATGTAACGAAATACCTTGGTGGTACAGATCATGAAGATCCACTTGACTACTTAAAGTCTCATGGCGTATCAGAAGCGCAATTCCGTGCTGATGTACAACGCGCATACAATAATTCTAGTGTGGATGTTTCTGTTCCTGAAAAACCATCTAAACCAGCTAAAGTTCCAACAGCAGTGACAGATGGGATTGCCTATATTGAAGGATACAACGTGAACTTACGTAAAGGACCAGGTACAAGCTATTCTAAGATTCGTCAGTTAAACAAACCAGAATCCTACGTTGTATGGGCTGAAAAGGACGGATGGCTGAACCTTGGTGGGGAGCAGTGGATTAAGAACGATCTATCTTATGTGAAGTTTGAAAAGAAAAGCACAGTGGATTCTTCCATTGTAGGAAAGCGTGTTGTTTCTAAGGTTAACAATCTACGTTTCTATGGTGCTCCATCTTGGCAGGATAAAAATGTGGCTGGTTCTGTAGATGCAGGGTTAGGATTTACGATTGATACGAAAGTAAGTGTCAATGGATCATCACAATATAAAGTACACAATAGTAAAGGGCAAACATACTATGTAACAGCAAATGAAGCCTATGTGTATGTGAAGTAGAAAAACACCGCCCTTAATTGGGCGGCTGTCTTTTTAATTAAAGATACGAATTTATATAGTTTCTAGCATAAAAGTTATAATGTAGTACACTTTGTTCAATCGTTGATATAAAATTGTAAGCAAATTGTTTTGGGAAACTCATTCTTGCTACTGTAGGATTTGGATTTCCAATTCTTCCGAAAGTGCCATTAACATCCAAATAATATTGTGTAATACCAGGAGCATAAAAAGTTTCTAAAGATATAGGTGCTCTTGCCATTGGATTATGGAATACAAATAAACCATCTGTTAAGGCTTCTGGTGATTCTGGAGTAATTAGTGTTCTTTTATATGGTTCAACTTCATCATTAAAATCTCTATATAGATTGTATACTAGATTATCAGTATACGATGAATTATTTGAACATACTGTTGCATCTAATTTTCCTATAGTAGTTGTAGTTGAAAAAATAATTGCGGATACTTCGGAATAACTCTCATCTAAAAATATACCTAAGGGAAGCTTTGTATTAGTTCCATTTTTAAGTATATTTTCTTTGAAAATAAAATCATTTTGTTCTGGAATAAAATAAAGGCCGAATAACAAGGCCATAATCCCATAAATATAATCCCTTCCATAATCAACTTGGGCGTAAGAGCTTAATGCAATTACATACGGATTTTCTGGAGCTACCCAGTCGCGATTCTTATAAGTTTCATTATACTTCTTTTTTTTGTCCCAAATCGAACTTCCGTAACGAGTAATCGCCTCTTTAAGTTCGTAATCAAAATTAGGTTGAAGCATAGGAGGAACAAACATATTTAATAAATTGGATACATTTCTAGTTTCTTCTTTGACACCGCCTTGCTTTATATTCGCAGTTGTCGCTTCCACCAAAATATTAATGGGACTGGATTTTAAAATGAAATCAGGCATAGCATGACTAAAATCTATTTCGTATCCCATTTCTTTAAATACCCTATAAAGATATATTTCCCAAAAAGCCGAATGGTAAGAAGTTTGGAATTCCTTTACTATTTTATTATCCCTATCTTCGAATCCCTCAAACCACTTCTCTAACTGTTCTTTTTGATTTATAAGAGGGCGTTTCTTTAAATCTAAAAATTTCGGATGTAATTTTTCTTTTAAATTAAGTTCTTCAAAAAGCTTTTGGCTCATAATATTCACCACTCTCTTTATTACTATATAACAATATATTATAAATGGATTATTTGTAAATTTCACGGTGTATTCAATGAAATGATATTTCTAGTTAATATTCACTAACTCATCAAACTTAAACTCCGTACTCAAGCCGAAAGCGTCTGTACAGTATACAGTTTTTATCATCGGTTCAATATGTGATACATATATGTACATGTCGTGGACTATTCCGTAACGATAGTATGAAATTAACACTTCCTCTTTATTTTGCATTGAATGAATAAGCCCATGTTGAAGTTGTTCTTTCATATCTTCTGTTACAATGGGTTTCGGGATTTTATTTAAGTCATTCAGTATCTCTCTAATTCCTTCGAACTGTTCTGGTAATGAAGCAAACGGCTGCCACTTGACCATACCTCTTCCGCGTAATTTTGGTGTTCCCCAGTTATGATTTTCCATGATGATCCCCCGATTCGTATAATTTATGTTCATTATACACGAACGAGTGTTCTTGTTGCAAAGATATATTTCAACTATAAAGTTATGTGCAATCGGAATCGTAAAAGCAGGCTCGTATATATGAGAGCCTGCTTTTTAATGATATATAAGAAAGGTATTACTTTTTCGTTGATATCTGACGTCTGCTTACTGTTTTTTAGTTGGAGAAGATTTTAATGACCTACCATATCTTAGCCAATCGTAAATCTGTATTAATCGCTTTAATTCCTGTGATACAGCTGGATCTTTATCCAATTTATCAATATGTTCTTTTAGTAAACCATGTAATTCGTCAAGGTCAATCCCATTTGCACCTAAATGTGGGATATGTTGAAGGGCCTTGGTGAAATCCGTGTATCCATCTATTATTTCAGGAATATTATTAAACAAACGTAATTGCGATTTATCTGTGTCTCTCTGTGATTGAGTTAAAAAGTAATTCATTGTTATATTCTTTTCTAGTTTCCTTTTTAACTGTATAGGTAGTTCTTCTTTAAAGTCACATTCTTTTATAAATCTAAAAATAGGGAGTTTATGACTTCTTCCTAATAGTTGAGGTAATGTACGACTTATTAAAGATTTAAAATCATATGTAGGTGAATCAGCTAAAATTTCTTTATAAATTTCTATAGGTTGAATAGATTGATATCCTATTGAATTTAATGGGCCTGTGGCAGCCATTTCATCGCGAATAACTCCAAGTTGTTCCGCCGCTTTTGTTACCCCAACCCCTATAACAAACTCAATGTCCGCAGCATTTAAATTTTCCCCATCAATAACTGCTATTTTTCCATTTGGATCATTCGTTTTTACTAATTCATAAATTTGTGACTTAATTTGACGCATAGTTTTCATACTAAATTTTCTTTTTGTTTTTGTGAGTGCTTTATAAACTAGTTGGTAGTTATCAGTCTTTATTTTTGTAATCGGAATTGTAATACGGTTACTCGTTGTAAAAGAAGACGATTCAAAAGCATCTGCTTCGCCGGACGCACGTTCCACAAAAATTAGTCGATCTTTTAGTTTATTTATATTTTCTTGATCTAAACATGCAGTAATAGAATCTAAGATTTGTTGAATATTCGGATCAGATATTGAATATCCCAGGAAAATGACAGGATGTTCAATGAAAATTGTTAATAACTTAGCTGCAAGATAGGGGTTTTTTTGATTAAATAGTGCGTAGTCATTAGAAGTCAGGACTAACGATTCGTGTTGAGTACTACACCCATGTATTTTATAAAGTTCGTTGACTTCAAATGGTTGGGAAAATAAAAGCTCTTTTTGGCCTATATATGTTTTTATATCGGAATCTGAGAATACCTGCTCCAAAAAAGTGTCCCAATTGGTAGTGATAATACCGTCTATCACTACTTGTTTTAATGCATCGATTTCTCGGTCGTTATTTTCATCTTTACCATATTCATATTTTACATCCCGCAGATATTGAGAAATTTCAATCTTTAAAGGGCTCTCGATGGTATTGATTTTCCCTTTAAAATCTAGTCTACTCGATTGATATTTATCGTCATCCCACCAAATCGGGTGGAAATCTTGGGCAATTAGTCTCGCGACTTCGGGTAAATCTTTATTTGCGGTTGAAAGATAATAGTCATAACTGCGAGGAACCAAATCTGAAAATTGCTCTAATAGACCATCCCAACTAGGTAAATCTAAGTATCGCCTAGAAAATCCTGAACCTATAAATAAAAAAGGTGCCGTACTTATTTTATTTAAATGTTTTGCTAAAAGTTCTTCTATATTAATCATACTTCCCATCCTTGATTATTAAATTTTTTGTGTTCTTAATACTACACCTAGTAATATGATATTTGTCGATTTATCGCCATTCTATTAAAGTACGTTTCTTACAACTCCCACAATCAAAATAACCTGTTCCTTTAGAAATCCTACGCTTATGATTACAGTTGGGGCATTGTGCCACTTGTTTTTCAAATGATACATATATAAATACTAATGAAAAGAGAAACAGTGGAATTGCGAAGAGCAATCCAACTATAGTGATACCTAAAATAACAGAAAAAATGATACCAAAAATGCCGAAAACCAATGAAGTTTTACGGCCGAATTTTTCTTTTCTAGAACTCTTTTTTGTTCCACTTCAATGATAAATGTGTTACCGTCTGCGGTTGTCTTTATCTCCATATTTCTCCTCCTCTACCAATTCAAATCAAGTATATCAGAGTATTAAGAAATATTTCTATAAACAAAAACAGTACATTTATTTTATGTACTGTACAACGTCTTCAATACGGTATGTTTTATCGATACCTTTCTCTTCAGCTAATTGATTTAAAGCGTCTAGGATCGAATGTAAAGTATCAATTCGTACAAGACCAACCTCACCATTCACTAGATTACTAATAGTGGCTGGTCGTACCTTGGACTCCACTGATAATTTGTTTTTTGTAATCCCGATTTCTTCCATCGTTTCTCCTAAAGTGAATACCATAGAACTCATGGTAATACCTCCGTTCATTCCGATCATTTATTACTTTACATTTTACACAATTTACATATTAAAGTAAAACTTTTTCCGAAATACTATTGACGTACGACTCCTAGAGTTATATATTGATACTAACAAAGTTTTACTTATGGAGTCATACTTCTGTGTAAATGTGAAGGGTGGAGAGGTATAGATGCAAAAAATAAGCGATTACTTCGGTTTAGAAACGAAATCTGATTGTATTTGGTTTTATGGTTTTTATACTGTATCTTCTGTTCTTTTAATTATTAATATGCTTATAGCTCACGTGCTATAGGTTCTTTCTTTAACTAAATATCGGACAACCTCCAGCCTCGTGAATATCTTCACTCAAAAAAACAGATATTCACGAGGTCTAGTTTCCTATTGTCTTTTTAAGGTAACTAATGAAGGAGATCCACACGAGGAATGACCTAACACTCGTTAAACTTGAACAGGTTAGCTAAGCCAATGTCAGAAAGTTAAGCGTCCTAACGTATAGCGTTTCCTTGTTTACGTTGTTAGGAGTCTAGGCGAGTACGGCCATTAACGGTACGGCGGTTGCTTGGCGTGTTACGGCATGGGTAGCAGCTGATAATGAAAGAATTATAGGTTACGAGTAATGAAGGATACGCCAGTAGTGCATTTCCTTTCCGGATTCTTTCTGCAGATAGGACAAGCTTTATCTGCAAAAAGTCAGCTGTGTAAGATATTACAGCGTTTAAACAGGGTGTTACTATACGGATTCCTTAACCCGATAGACCATGATTGACAGAACGTCTACTTTACGACGCTTTTTATTTTTGAAGCGTTGTAAGGTAGTCATTCCCTGCCCTAGCCGTTGTCCTGTACCCTCATCCCATGATTGTCTGTCGACCGCAAAAGTCAATTGGAAAATAAAAATAAAAATAAAAATAAAAAACTTATTAAGGCTGGAGGGGGAGGAATTACTCCTCGAGGGTCCAGATCTCCTCGATTGGTTTATCTAATACCCTTGCGATGCGAGCAGCTACAGGAAGGGTTGGTAAACCACCTTTTATCAGATTTGTCATAGCAGCATTACTTATGCCGGATTGTTTAGCAATAAAACCATATTTGATGCCTTTACTATCTAATATCTCCTTCAAATGGCTTCGCATAATTATCACTCCTTAGAAAAAAATCTACTTGTACTTTTTATATTTTTAATGTGGACTTGCAAAATCCTTCTTTCTAAGTCATATACCTATATCAAGACCACGAGGAATACAAAGTGGAACTAAGGACATCAAGAGGGGAAAGGTGAAGAACGATGAGACCTGGATATAAGTATCTACCTCGCATGCAGTTGTATCCATCCCAAGCACTTTACAATATGTACGCAGAAGCTGATGACGAAAATGAGGTGCGCTGTGTGTATGATCACATTGCAAAACACAATATGCTACAACATCCCAATTACATTGATATTGTTGACTTATTAGGGGAAGAAGAGCCTTATGGACCGTATAACGAATCAGGAATTCAGAAAAGGATTGATGCGTTTTTAGAACATTGTAAACAGTGGGGGGGATGACTGATGAGGCACCAGTATGATTACTTGAATGACACACCGTACTTGTACCCTTCTAAAGAGCTGAGAATCATGTATAAGGAGTCCGAAGGGAAAGGTGAAGCTAACTCCATCATAAAGCATATGGAAAGATATGAAGTGTTTAACAATAAAGAATACCGCGGTTATTACAGCTTATCTAACGATATTATGGATAATCTGTATGGTGATGAGGAAGAAATCCTTGAGTGGGATGAGGTGGTTAATCAATATCAGCCAGTTCTAAAAGCAAAGGGATTACAACTAAAAAGAAAGAGGGATTCGATATGACACTGGCGGGGGAAGCTATAGTGATTTGGACAGCAACAGGCTTGTCTGTGGTGGCAATGAAGGCAGCAGAGAAAATGGGGATGAGTGTTCCACATTGGCTTCCACGTATGACGATGTATACAACTCTTACCGGCTCGTTTTTGTATCTTCTACGTTATGTGCTAATGGTGTTTCTTTGAAGGAATGGAACCTGGAATCATGGGACACTTTGTTATATAAGAAAAACAACTTGTATGTAAATCTTCCAGTAAAGAGCAACTATATCCTTTAAGGATATATAAGGAGTGAATCCCAATGCTTGAATTGTTATTAATACCTGCAGTTTCGCTCGGGTACGCTTTGCTAAATGATAGTTTAAAAGGTAAAGAGGATGATAGAAAGAAGATACAAGTATTCTTTGAAGTAAGTGGGATTGCAATTAGGAAGGATGAAAAATTACACTATCCGGTTTTTCTCGAAAGAAAAGAAGATGATCGTAGTACGACTTATGTATATAAACTTCCGTTAGGGATGCCATCTAAATTAATACAAAAGGTTGAGGATGTTGTAAGTGAAGGATTAAATAAGCCTGTACGTATCAAATACGATAACTACAAGATAATGATTCGGGTATTCAGTAAACGTATCCCAAAAAAGTGGTGTTGGAATGAGGGGCTAGTAAAAAAAGGTGAATGGCAAGTACCGATGGGGCAAAGCCTCGAAATGTTAATTTATCATGACTTTGATAAAACTCCTCATATGGTACTAGGTGGTCTTACACGAATGGGGAAAACAGTATTTATGAAAGTACTACTTACTACTTTGATTGAGACGAATCCTGAAAATGCTCACGTATATTTAATTGATTTAAAGGAAAAGGGATTGGAATTTAGCGAGTTCAGCGGCTTAAAACAGGTGGTAGAAGTGGCTGACTCTGTAGAAAAAGCACATCATGTACTAAAAAAAATAATGAAAAAAATCGAAGAGCGTGGAAAATTCATGAAGGAAAATGGTTACAAAAATATTGTTGAAACAAAAGAAAAAGATAGGTATTTTGTTATCGTTGACGAGGGTGCCGTACTTGCTCCGGCAAAAGGATTACCACGTCCAGTTAATAAAATTCGAGAAGAGTGTCAATATATGCTTAGTTATATAGCGACTGTATCAGGTGGATTAGGATTTCGTTTGATTTTGGCTACACAGTATCCTACAGTCACATCAATTCCATCAGTAGTAAAGCAGATGTCTGATGCGAAGTTAGGATTTCGGCTACCAACATATAAGGCATCTGAGGTTGTTCTTGATGAATCGGGGCTAGAAACATTGCCGTCCTTACCTGGTAGGGCTATTTATAAAACTGATCGACTAACTGAGCTGCAGGTACCGTTTATTAGCGATAAAATGATGTGGGAACATCTAAAACAATACGAGGTGAAAAAAGATGAACATCCAGACACATATCAAAATAAACCGTCAGATGACGATTCTGACCTCGATTAGAAAGCTGAAGTTCGCAACTCGTAGGCATTTAATGGCAATACATGAAATGGGTGGTATACGTAACGCAAATCGTATTTTAAAAGACCTTAGTCCATATATAAATAACACAGTGTACCAAAAAGAGTACGTGTATTACTTAAATAAAAAGGGCCGTGAACTGTTCGACGATACAGAAAAGATTGTACCAAATAGTCGATTAGCTCACAGCCTGATGAGAAATGAAGCGTGGCTCTACCTGTTTTGTCCGGACGACTGGCAGATAGAAACACCTATACGTTATAAAGTAGATGATAAAAAGAAGACAATTATTCCTGATGTAAAGTTCCGTGATGAAGAAGAAATACTAAATGCTGTAGAAATAGACCGCACACAAATGATGAATGTGAATGCTGAAAAAATGAGCAGATACAGGGAATTTACGTTATATTACAAAAATAAATACAATGGAAAAATTCCTCTCATTCACTTCTTTACAGTGACGGAATATAGACAAAAAAGGTTGGAGCAACTTGCAGCTAAACATGATATATATGCAAAAGTGTATGTGATTTCTAGTATTTAAAAATTAAATTTGAGTCATAAGTTAATCTTAGTTTAGGTAATTTATAGGGTAGTATGAAAAATGGAGGGATGAAATGTATAATAATTATTTTCCTTTTTCAAACCATCCTTTGTATTGGAACCAGAGTGTTTACAACCCATTTAATTATCGTCAACATGCAATTTTTTATGCTCAGCCGTATTTTTATAATAATTTTAATCCTTATTTTTATAATTATTCTAGAGATGTGATTTCAGAAAATAGAGCATTTGACATAGGGGGTATTGAGAAAGTAGCAACGGACAGTCTACAAAAAGTTGTTAGTACTGTAGATTCTGTAGTACAAAACACCGTAGATGACATATCTTTAATTTTAAATGAAACAGCGAATTGTGCAGCGTCGATGGGGCGGATAAGCATGAGAGTAGCGCAGAGAGCTATAGAATATAATGATGTGTGGGTAAAGCAATTGATTGATGCTCAAATTTTACCAATAGACCTTATTGAAAAGGTATGGGAGCAAATAGGCTGGAAGTTAGAAAAGTATCCTAATCCGCGTATATTTTTAGTTAAAAATCCTCGGGATGCGGTTTGGGGTGGAGCTTCAGCTAACTTTGAAGAAGTCGATGTTAATAAAGCTCTACCGATGGATCGAGTGCCTTTTCTTTTTGTACACGGTGCTGATTACAATGCTTTTGCGTCAAAGGCTTTTGGATTTTACCGTCAGTTCGAGTTAGCCGCTGGGATGTTCAATAATAACATTACAGATTACTCCAAAGCGGATATATATATCGTAAGCTATGATAGCAAATTAACTGATGAAGAAGGGTTAATTATAAGAAAAGGAATTTCCACAGTATTGGGTGGTAGTATAACGGGAGATGCACCAAATATATATGCATCTGTACTTTGGAAAGAACTAGAGCGCCGAGCAAAGATAACAGCTGATGAGAAAATTTTGCCTTTTTTGCGACAAATAGCATTGGCAAATAATAAAGGAAGAGCAGTTACACATTCTTTAGGATGTTTATGCTTAGCTCATGCAGCCAACCAATATATATCAGGAAGGGCATCAATACGTCCAGCATTTAGTTCTTGGTTTTGTATGGCTGCTGCAATACCTACTAGTGCATTTACTCGTACTGGTGAGTATACAAGCGCACCTTTAATAGCAGGGATGCCTGATGGAATTGCATACGGTACGAGTGTTTGGTCATCAAAACTTGATAGTGTATTATCAACAATGTATGTTCTTGCTAATAATAGATTTGCTATGGGACAGTGGGGGGCTCTTCAAACAGAGGGGAATTATTATTATACCAACCTAGATGTAACCAAGTGTGTAAGAGGGATTCATGAAGTTAAAGAAGGTGACTTTGGTAAGGGATATTTTGAAAATGTAAGTCTTAGACTTAAAAGGGTCTTAAAAACAGGTGGATTACAACATATTCGTGATTGTGCTTATGAATTTACTTATGTTTAATACTACTTATATATTACTATTAATAACATACTCTATATATAATATATATTTATAAGTTATATGTTTATATTATATATATAAGGTATATTTTTTATAGAGGGGGGCTCTTTTTTCTTTTTGTTTTTATTAGATGTTGTTCTGTAGTGTTTACCCCCTCCTAAATTTTTGAGGTTTATATATTTTATTTTGACGACTGTAGAGAGTCGTCTTTTTGTTTTGGTAATAGATTGCCAGTTTACTCCTGGAGTTATATAATGTAGTCATAATTAAGTTGGATATGGAAGTGGTGATCTTGATTGAACTATGCTATTTACGTACGTGTATCGACGGATAAAGATGAGCAAGTGTCCTCAATCCAAAATCAAATTGATATCTGTAGATATTGGGTTGAGAAAAACGGATTTGAGTGGGATGAAGCTGCTGTCTATAAGGATGAAGCTGTGTCTGGAACTGAATGGTTTAAGAGACAAGCTATTCAATTAATTTTAGCGAAGGCGAGAAATAGAGAATTAGATACTGTTATTTTTAAATCTATTCATAGACTTGCTAGAGACTTAAGGGACGCTTTAGAAATTAAATCAATTTTATTAGGGCATGGAGTACGCTTAGTAACAATTGAGGAAGGTTACGATAGCTACTATGAAGGTAACAATGATATGAAATTTGAAATGTATGCGATGTTTGCTGCACAGTATCCAAAAACGATGTCAGTATCAATTTCGGCAGCATTGAATGCTAAAGTAAGACGTGGTGAATACAATGGTGGACGTGTACCATATGGTTATAGAGTTGTTGACCAAAAATATGTAATAGATGATGAAGAAAGTGAAAATGTTAAGGCGTTATTTGATTTATACAATCAGGGATTGGGGTATCTAAAAGTAGCTCTTTATATGAATGATAAAGGCTTTCGCTTTATTGACGGTAAATTGTGGCGTGATTATCATATTAGACATATAATTAACAACCCATTTTATATAGGTGACTATATAGCGCAGAAGTATACGAAAGTAAAAGTTGATGGCCGTAGAAAACAAACCGTAAACCCTAAAGAAAAGTGGGTAGTCTATAAAAATCATCACCCTGCTATTATTGAGCGTGATCTGTGGGATAAGATACATAGCTTCGAAAAGAAAGAAAAAAATCGCATGAAAAGGCGTGTATCTGTAGATAATGAATTACGTGGTTTAGTATACTGTGCTCATTGCGGACAGCCGATGAAAGCTGAAACGGTAAAGAAAACCCAGAGCGAAGGTGTAATAAAATACGTGTATATGAGATGTAGTAAGTATAGAAGAACTGGAGGTAGGGAATGTGTTAAACACGTCCCGTTGTATTACAGTCAAGTGCGGGAACTATTAGTAGAGAAATTAAAAGAAAAAGAACAAGATTTAGAGGAACAGATTAGTGGTGAACATAAAAATAAAAACAAACAAAAGATAAATAAAGTAAATAAAGAAATTAAAGAGTGGGAAAGCAAAAAAGAAAAGTTGTTAGATTTATATTTAGATGGCCAGAACATTTCGAAAGATGTATTTACACAACGTGATAAAAAAATAGATAAAATCATTCGAGAAAAAAATATGGAGTTATTAAAGTTAAGTAGTTTAGAAGAACAAATAAAAGAAGATGATGCGGCTAAAGAAGCATTTATTTTGTTAGAGAACTCTGAAAATCTTTATGAATGCTTTAATAAATTAATTAAACAAATAGATATAACACAAAATGGTGGGCTAGATATTTATTATAGGTTTGAAGAATAATATAGTTTGTCACATATGTTAATTGCACTTGAACTTGGCGGACAAAAATATGATTGGGATTCTAGCTTTATTTTAAGTTTATTTGCTGGATTCGCTATTTTAATAATCGCATTTATTTATATCGAACGAAAAGTAGAAGAGCCAATCATTTCATTTGAGATGTTTAAACAACGTCTGTTTGGAATGAGTACAATTATTGCATTATGTTACGGAGCTGCATTTATGTCAGCAACTGTGTACATTCCGTTATTTATTCAAGGTGTATATGGTGGGACTGCAACAAACTCAGGATTGTTACTTTTACCGATGATGTTAGGGTCAGTCGTAACAGCACAGTTAGGCGGATTTTTAACGACAAAGCTTAGCTACCGAAACATTATGATTATTTCTGCTGTTATTATGCTAATCGGATTATTCTTATTAAGCACGTTAACGCCAGAAACAAGTCGGGCATTATTAACGGTTTACATGATTATTATCGGATTCGGAGTTGGTTTCTCATTCTCTGTACTAAGCATGGCTTCAATTCACAACTTCGGTATGGAACAGCGCGGATCTGCGACCTCAACGAGTAACTTTATTCGTTCATTAGGTATGACACTTGGTATTACCATCTTCGGAATGATCCAAAGAACAGGTTTCCAAGATCAATTAGAAGAAGCATTTAAAGGTATGAGCGGGGGAATGAATTCAAATGCTGTAGGAGATTCAAGAGCCATTTTATCAGAATCGGCTAGATCTCAAATTCCGCCACAAATATTAGATAAAATTATTGACGCTCTTTCTAGTTCAATTGTTCAAACATTCATGTGGGCATTGGTACCAGCTGTTTTAGCATTCGTATTCATTTTCTTTATGGGAAATGAACGCATGGTATTTCAGAAAGAACAAAAGAATATAAAGAGTGAAGCATCAAAATCTTAA